AACATGTTCATAACTTTTTTTCAAATAAGTGCATTTTTTCCTTTACAAAGGCAAAAAACTAGTGTATAATATTATTATAAAATTAAAAAGGGAGTTTAATAATGACATAGCGAAAGTAACCGACAGGGCGTACCGATGGAGAAGTTGCATTAGGCAGAAGCAGAAGGGCGTCGGGGTTTACAGGTGTGGCACTACCCAGGGAACCAGAGTCGGAGTATAAAACGTTCCCTAACCTTACCAAGGGGCGGACCTATCGGTCGGTAAGGTTAGATGTCTTGATCGCCGCCCCACAGAATTTTAACTAATTGGAAAGAAGGCAAATGCCAAGTCCATCAGAAATACAATCAATGCTTCCACTATTTTTTCAACTCCTCTTCTTCGCAGTAGCTGGAGCATTGATTGTAGGCGTATTCTTTTCCATAGTTGGCTGGTTCTTTCGTAATGCAATACTTATTATGATTATCGTAGCACTCATGTTCGCAGTCAACTATGGTTACATTGATTTAACTAAATTATTTGGAGCAGTACAAAATGACAATGCATCTATTACCAGCTTACTACAATAATAATAGTACAAAAAAGAAAAAGCCTTTTCGTAAACCAGGTTGGGCTAAAGCTCAAGCAGAGCATGATAAGTGGTTATTGGCTCGCGGTGTACATCCTAGTCAACTTAAAAATAAATCTAAAAATTCAGGAATCAAAGCTCCTAATTATAAAGAGCTTTCACGGTCTCTACCAACAAGTGATAAAGTAGGTAAAATTGTTGGTAAGTCTAAATCTAATGCATACACTGGCACATTCATTACTGGCATCGCTACTATGCATAAATCAAACATGGTGCCAGTAAACAAGAATGCTGATGCAAAAGAATATTCAACTATGAGACGAAATTAAATGAAAAAAAGTGAAATTAACTGTGTACATTTACTAAAAAATGACTTATAATATTATTATAAAATTAAAAAGGGAGTTTATATTATGGCTAATTTCGATACAATTATTAAACAAATAGAGTCATTAAATCATGGTCAAAAGCTTTTATTTGCTGAAAGACTAGTTGAAAAAAACGAAACATTGGCTTCTGCTTTATCTAATTATATTGACGTTACAATGATGGATAAAGTCTTTCTAGAAAATGAAGAGAAAGTTCAAAAGGCTATAGCTTAATGAAAAACCCTATAGCTAAATATCTAATGTGCTCTTATGCATATTATAAGCTTGATAAAAACTTAATAACTGATCAAGAGTTTGATCAATTAGCAAAAGATATCTTAGATAATTGGGATGCCATCGATCATCCACACAAATATCTACTCACCAAAGATATGTTAAAAGCGGGTACTTACTTAGGTGAATATCCGAATATCGTAAAAGGCGCAGTCGGCGATTATATAAGGGAGAATAAATTATGAGTTTAGCAGCATTAAAAGGTAAGAAAACAAGAAAGAAAAACGCAAGAGCAAAAGCAAGAACCGGTCTTGCTGGTGTTCCAATCGATAAGGGTTTCGATGCAGTAAAAGAATATTTTCATTTACAAGTTGATAGAAAAGATTGTTTGACACAAACTAAAGCTTGGATTAAGAAAAACTTTCCGGAACCAGCCAAGTATATACTGAGTCATCCAGAATGGAAGTTTAATATGACACATCATGCAGCAACTGCATTTTGGTATAATAATGATCTATATAAAAATAATGATCTTGGCGGTGATAAAGCCAAAGAATTTTTAAATTCATTATTTGATTATGTTATTCCTCTTATTGAAACAGGTAAAGAGTTACATAAGAAAAAACAAGCTGAAAAGAAAACTAACGAGATTGTTTTAACCATACAGGAAAAAATAACACGTAAAATTAATAATACTATTATGCAAGAATTACTTGAACTAGAAGACAAGTGGATCGATGGTGAAGATGCCACAATTAACATATACGATAGGTTCAAGTTCCACGGCTTAACAAACACTGCAATAAGTCACGTTAAGCCAATGATTGAGGGCTGGCTTCTTGATTATGAAGACGCATATCACAAAAGATGCGATCAAGCTGTCGAAGGTTACTCCCACCTTAAACGGTCAGTCCTCAATCACCGAATTAAAGTCTGTAAAGAAATGCTTTCTGATTTAGATAGAATTAAATCTGCAAGTAAGGCATCTCGTAACGTTAAAGTTAAAGGTTCAGTCGCAATCGATAAACAAGTTGCAAAGGTACAATATAAGAAAGAAGATTCTGATTTTAAGATCGTATCTATCAATCCCATACAAATACCAAACAAACATAGACTGTATACCTTTAATTGTAAATACAAAGTTATTAGTGAGTATGTTACAGACAGTCCAAGTGGATTTATAATATCAGGTTCGACTATTAAGAACTTTAATAAGGCAACAAGTAGAGCAGTAACTTTACGTAAGCCTGATGAATTATTACCAATGTTCTTAACAAAGACGCCTAAGCAAATTGATGTAGGTTGGAAAGATTTAACCACCAAAACATTTGCACCAAACGGTCGAATCAATAAAGATACAATATTATTAAGGGTTTTAGACAGATGAAAATAGAAGAACAATTTTTAACAAAGTCTAAATTTACAAAGCTTATCGAAAAGACCGTAGCAGATCTTAAGATTCCATATATGGATGCAATAATAAAGGTTTGTGAAACTAACGATATAGAAATCGAAGACATTCGAAAGTTTATATCACCAGTTATAAAAGATAAGCTTGAAGCGGAAGCGATGGATCTAAATTTTCTTCCAAAAAAGAATTCTATAGATTCGTCGTTATTTAACTAGTATATATAACATTATACTTCAGTCAATATTTCAGTAATAAGGAGACAATACAATGTCATTTCAAACACTCAAACGCAATCGCGGTTCTAATATCAACAAAATTATTAAGGCAGCAGAATCAGCCGGCAGTGGCGAGACTAAGTCATATGTTGATGATAGAATATGGAAACCAACAGTAGATAAAGCAGGTAATGGTTATGCCGTTATCAGATTTCTCCCTGGTACGGAAGAGAATCTTCCCTTTGTAAGATATTGGGATCATGGTTTCAAAGGTCCTACTGGCTTATGGTACATCGAAAACTCACTTACTTCAATTGGCCAAAACGATCCAGTTGGTGAATTGAATTCTAAGTTATGGAATTCTGGTATCGAGTCAGATAAAGAAAAAGCCAGAGCTCAAAAGAGAAGACTTCATTACGTAACTAATATCTATGTTGTTAGTGATCCTTCAGCACCTCAAAACGAAGGCAAGGTATTCTTATATAAGTTTGGTAAGAAGATATTCGATAAGATTTTTGATCTTATGAATCCTGCTTTTGCTGATGAAACTCCAGTAGATCCATTTGATTTCTGGGAAGGTGCAGATTTTAAACTTAAAATTAGAAACGTAGAAGGTTATAGAAACTATGATAAATCTGAGTTCTCTCCTCCAGCAGCATTGTTGGATGCAGACGAAGCCAAGTTAGAAGACGTCTATAATAAGCTACACGACTTATCTGAGTTTACTAATCCTAAGAACTATAAGTCATATGATGAACTTAAAGCTAAGTTGATGAGAGTTCTTGGTGAGGAGGCAACAGCTGGTGCCTATACAATAAAAGAAGAAATTAAGTTAAATAATCCTGAGCCGGCTATTGAGCCAGCTACTGCTGAAGATATCAGTAGTGAAGATGAAGATACATTATCTTATTTTTCTAAGCTTGCAAAGCAAGACTAAGTACCAAAACCGAACTGGTCCTTCATATCAATTGTAGGACCAGATCCTATATAAGTCTGGCCAACAGTATTGTTATAATTATTAACAACATTTTCAGAATTATATTTATTTCCCATAGAAAGACTTCCACCGTAATCTGCACCAGACGGTGTTAATCCCATTCCTACGTATCCTTGTAGGTTATTACTAAAATTATTAGGTGGTCTTTTTATTGGAGAAACTACTCCTACAGTGCTAGATATATCTTCAAATTGTCCTGTATTAACACTTGCTCTTTTTCTAACATTCATAATACTGTTTATTTTATTACGATCACTTTCTGACATTGTAGGTTTACCGCCTAAAAGAAAGTCTGCAATATATTTGCCGGCAACGTTTGGCGCTAATAATCCTAATATTCCACCACTTACACCACCTAATACAGCGCCTTTAGGTCCTAAAGTTACTCCTCCTAGTGCTGTTCCAATTAATCCTAATGTTGCTGCATTTAATTCATTTCCTAATATATTTCCTATTTGTTCTTTTTTAGACGCGTCTGATTCGTCTGATGCCAAAATATCTTGTACGCTTGATAATGCAAATATGCCACTTAGTGCTGCAAGAGGCCCTACACCTTTTAAAAATTTAAGAATTCCGTTTCCAGAAAATATTCGAGGATATTTACTTGTTAATGACTTTATTTTATTTTGAGTTTTTTTGGCGTCAGGACTATCTCCAGACACTGTAGTATCTTTTCCATCAACACCTACCACTTTATTTGTTTGTTTATTGATCGTACCAGGTTTATTAAGTTTAGGTTGATATTGTTTAGCTCTAGCGGCATCATCTTTTGCTGTAGGCGCGCCTCTATTCATAGCACCTTTTATTGCTTTAAATCCTAAATAAGTACCAGCGCCTGCTGCCAATCCTGCAGCCAAATCATCTCCACCTAAATTTCCATCACCATCAAAAAACTTATCGTATGCAAAAGTTCCAGCAGCAATCGATGCTAACACAGCAACTAATTTTTTCTTATTAAATGCAAACGTAGCAAGAAACTTTATTGCTCTTAGAAACTTTCCTGGCATAAGCAAGAAAGCCACTGAACCTAGTAGTCCTACCGCCGATTTCCAATTATCTTGAAATTCTTTACTTTCAAACCCTGATTCAGTAAAACCCTTTATGGCTATTAAACCCGACGTGGTCGTATCACTAATTGCTTTAGTTATTGTATCTAAAGACGGTAACATATCTAAGAATGGCTTTAAATTTTCCATGGCTTTTTCATATTGTTTTTTAAGATTGCCTCCTATATCTTTTACTAGCTCTTGATTTTTTTCAGTTGCTAGTAATCCTAAGGCAGCAAATATAGGAATAAATCTTTTCCCTAATAGCATTCCAATACCAGCACCTTGTATTCCTCTTGATACTGTGTCTTTAAAATCTTTTGGAAAATCGTCTCCAAGTAAAGCATCTGTAATCGAATCGGCAAATCCTATTAGACCAAGCCCGGGCAATCTCTTTAAAAGTTGTTTTCCGACTAAACTTCCTAATCCTAATAATCCACCAGCGCCTAATAATTTACCGGGAGTAAGTTTACTAAAAAATCCATCACCTGTACTAGTTGATGTTTTACTGCTAGAAGTCATTGCATCGGCTCGAGCTTTTTCGGCTTTAGCTTCTCTTTCAGCTTCTAAAGCTTTTCGCCTTTGTTCATCGATATAACTAACAAAGGCGCTTATGCCTTCGCTAGTTTTTTCTGTATTATCAGAAACTTCTATAAGGGTTTTATTTACTTCTGCTAATGTTGCCATTTATCTTACCTGTTGTTCGTTTCTAGCTTTCTCTTCTATAAACTCATTTAGTAATATTAAATAAACCTCTCTCTCCCACGGTAGCATTCCTTCTAACTCTGTTAAAGAATAATTAAAATGCTGCATCATTAAAAAATTGGTCTTGAAGTAATTCTCCAAGGTCTCATGAGAGAGGTTAACTAAAAAAAATCTTGTAACCCACTTAATTCTATAGTATTTTTATTCTTACATTTTACACATTCATAATCTATGTTATGAGACAATGTTGGCATGCTTTCAACAAATCCAGTAATTTTTTCTAACTGTTGATTTGTTAATGAATTCATAAACCTTTCTATTTCTTCCTTTGGTTCATCTTTAACTAGAATATTTTCATTTTCAGTTTGTACGCTATGTAAACATGAAATAATTGATTCAAAAAGTAAATCAGCAACCGGCCCATCTTTTTTAGCCAGCATATCATTGCTAAGTACTTCCTTATAGGTTGGATATTTTAATTCAACGCTAATATCATCTGTAATTTGAATAACTTTCTTTTTATCCCAATCATCATCGATATTCATATTAATTTCTTGAAGATTAAATTTTACTTCATTTTCTTCATTACACTCCGCGCACGCATGTAGTAGTTGCGTAGTTTCTCCTACAGATTTTGCTCTTACTTGAGTAAACATATAGTCTACATCAAACGAAGCTAGATCATGTACATTTATTCCTTGAACGCATGATTCCAAACAATCCAACATTGAGCCAAGAATTTGTTTAGGATCTTTTGATTCAAATGCTACCAAAAGAGTTTTTTGTTCCTTAACTAAAAAGGGTCGAAACTTTACAGCCTGCTTAGTCGACGGAACAATCATTTCATACTTTGGTACATCATTTCGTAATTGTGGTAATCCCATTCATTTCACTCCTTATAATACATCAATTCCACCAAGTGGTGTATCAATGTCCATATTAATAAATCCTTGAGTATTCGACGATCTTCTCCAATTAGTGTAAGCAAATGTTACTGTTAATTGAACTAAACCATCTAAGTCGTTATTTAACTCTATTGCACTTGTTGCTACAGGAAAGGCCTCAAGGAGATCTACTGAATAAACAGTACCACCACCAATTCCTGCATTAAATCTTATTGGACCAACTTGTTTACTAAATCCAGCCAAAGGCTGTCTAAGTTGGTGTATTGTGACAGTCTTAGCATATTGACTTTTATAATTGCTTGTAAAAGCGTTACTGCCTTCTTCTGGTATTGCTGTGTTACGCCAAGCATCGAAATATTCTTTTACACCATAGTCATTCATTAAATAAAAAGTCATGCTTACGTCATCGACAGCATACCCATAAGCAACTTTTTGAAATTCCATTCCAATGCGTCTTTCACTCGTTAAAGTAAGTTTTGCTGGTAAAGTTGCATTAGAACATAATATGTTTAATTCTCTTGCGCTAGCGCCTCCTCCACCGCCAGTTAATAAACCAATAATACCGTTGAGAAGACCGCCACCTCCGCCAAAGTTTGTTGGCATTGTAACTAAAAACCTATTTGGTCTTGCAAATCCTAATTTGGTATTAGCTAAAGCTTTTAATTCATCTACTGTATTAGCCATTTGCTATCTTCCTCGAATCTGAATATACTCTTCCAGCAGAAGCTTTCTTCCAACTTGCTGTCGGTAAGAACGTCGCTATTTCCCATTCAGGTGCTGGTACTTGCGCAAATCTGGATTTTACATGATCTAATAAGTAATGTTTAAAACACGGTTGAAAATATCTGTATTTAGCTGCGCCTTTAAGTAATCTATATGTTAAAGTAAAACGTGTTGACTCATTATATTTTTTATTATTAACTACATCAAGTAAACTATCTAAAAACTTTGCTCTTAAAATTGGAGGAATATAATGCAAGTTTAATCCTTTAAATCCACCGTCAGCTTTTTCTACTGGTATTACTAATGGAAAGGTGTCGTAATATGGAAGTTTATCTTTGAGTTTCGGATCATAGAAAAACATCATCATACTACCTAATAATGGACTGCTTACTTTATTAATTTCATCTTCTCTCATCAATGCTTCACGATTAATTCGTGTAAGCTGTTGAACTCTTCTACGAAACCAATCACGTGATTCTTGCGTACGAGGTGTAATACCTTTGCGAAAAGCTTCAAGTTCAAGTTTTTGAAATAAGTTACTCATAAGTCTATTTATATCGTTTTCTACGCTTTTTACGATATGATGGTAGTGGTTTATATTTCTTTAGTTTACCAGGGACAGGCTTAGTTAAAAGTTTCATTTCTTGCAATGTTTTTTCTGTCCATACTTGAAATTCCCATCCTCTATCTTTTGCATAATTATCTGCCGCTTCCCACTTATTCATATTTTTAACGTATGTTAAACCTTCTCTAATATATCTTTTAGTTCTTTTTTCACCGGCTGGGGGTTGCGTTTCTTTTTCAGGTTTAATTTCTACTAAAAGAGTTTTTTCTTCAAATATAATTTTAACGTCTACATAGTACTTGTGATACTTTTTATCAACATCATAATAATACGGTACGACGACTTCTTCAGAACACCAACCTTTTACATTTGGATTGTTGTCACACCATTTAAAAACTTCTCTCTCCCAAAGAGACCTATATACTATATTAGTGTGATCACCTTTATATTTGGAAACGTTTTTAGCTTTGTAAAGACCAGAATAAACCATGATAACCGTTATAAATAAAGAAATAATACTTTAATATATGTATAAGGATTCAACATGTCAGAACTCGATATCATAAATCAAAAAGCTGGTCCTTTAGGAGAAAAAGTTAGAAAAGATTTTAGTGACTTTGCTGGTGGTAATCCATTCACTAAGAGCGTTAGTAACCCAGGCGCTATAGGACTAGATGATGATATAACGGGTCAATCATTACTAGGTAGAATACCAAGTCCATTATCAAGAAATGAACCAGACGGTAGCAAATTAGAATATCCTATAGACGTTAGCGGTAATCCAGCATACGCTGCTACTATAAAATTTCAAATTTTAGAATATACAACCGCCAGTCCAGGTCAATCACAAAAAAATCATATAACAACAACTACAGACAATATTCAATCTCAAGAGACAACAAAAGCAAAAGTTGAAGATGAACCAACTCTTGATCAAGTAGGTGGCGGCGCAAGCGATATTGGTGCGCCTTCAACTGTATCTTTTAGCAATGATGCAGCCGTCTCAGGATATGCCGGCATTTCCGGAAGTAGTGCTGGTTTTGGAGATTTTGATGGCGTTAATACGTTTAAGACAAAAGAAGACGCAAAGACCGAGTTTAATAACGTTAAAAAACGTAATGCAAGTTCTAGTAATTTTAAATTAGGATTCTTTCCAAAGCCTAATTCGCCTATCATAAACATGTATTTTCCACCATCACAAGCTTTTGTTGATGGAGTTCAATACGGTGATGCAACATTAGGAGCTACTGGAGGAGCAGCCTTAGCAGGTATTGAAGCTGGAGGATCGGGAATAAGACAAGCTGGCGAACAAGTTTTAAGTGAAGGAAAAAGTTTTGTTGATACTTTTTTCAGCGGTGGTCTTAATTTATCTAGAGCTGCTGGATCCGAGGCTGCTAGATTAGGTGCTATGAGAGCAATAGCTAAAGTTCCTTTTACAAACGAAAATACTGGATTATTGGCTGCAGCTTCTATAGCAAATAGAATAATAGTTAATCCAAATGTGAGAAAATTATTTAACGGCGTAACAGTAAGAGAGTTTACATTTCAATTTAAAATGATACCAACTTCACCTGAAGAAGGTGAAGTCATACAAAAAATAATTAAGATATTTAGAAAAGAAATGTATCCAAGAGCGTTTAAAGTTCCCATAGGTGGTGAATCAAGCGTAAGTTTGGGGTATAATTTTCCAAATGCTTTTAAGATTAAATTTAATTTTAAAGATTCTGAAAATCGAAACATACCTAAGTTGTTGCCATGTTATTTAAGAAACGTTTCTCATACGATTAATCCAACAGGCGGCGGATTTAAAAACGACGGAAAGGCCAATGAAATTGATTTAACATTATCATTCGTTGAACACAGAGCTATTGAGCAACAGGATATAGAAAGAGGATTCTAATGCTTTACTTTAATGAATTCGAAAACTTAACATACAAATTTGGAGATGAAGTTGATAGTGTTATATTTCAAAACTTATCAACATATGTTGACTTAATAGACGAAATTAAAAATAATATAACGTTTTTAAATGTTCATACTATTCAAGAAGGTTTTAGACCAGATCAAGTATCAATACAATTGTATGGAACACCGTTATATTATTGGACTTTCTACTTAATAAATGATGATATTAGAGAACAAGGTTGGCCACTTATTAGAAGCGAACTTGACGAGTACATTAAAAAAATACTTCCAAATACAACGTTGACTACAAGAGACGACGATTTAGCAAATAAATTTAAAGTAGGACAAACAATAACAGGTGGAACATCAGGTCAATCTGGTAAAATTATAAAAAGAAACTTAGACTTAGGGCAAATAATAGTTGAAGGCGATGTTTCATTTACTACGACTGGCGAATTATTTTCATCAACAAATTCTTCTGGAACATTAGAAACTTTATCTAGTGTATCAAGTTCTAAAGAATATCAATCAGCTTCTCATTACGTTAACGGCGACGGCGAAATAGTTGATATAGATCCAACATCAGCTCCAGGCGCATTGCTTACAGAAAAAACTCATGAAGATGTTTATTTTAGCGTAAATGAAAATCTTAGACAAATTAAAATAATTAAACCGAGCCAAATTGCAAATGTGGTTTCAAGCTTTAAGAGAGCTTTAAGAGGATAACATGGACTTAGACATTGCTTCTGTTGCAGAAGGATCTACTGAATACGCACTAGCAAGCGCGCTCATAACTTCAGATCGATTACAATCAGAAGTTGAAATAGCCGCAGTTGTTCAAGAATTCGTAATCTACGAACACATAGAAAAACCTTATTTGACTATGAGATTGTCTTTCATAGATCAAATTAATATAGTACAAACAGTGGATTTTCAAGGTGGTGAAAAATTATCAATTACAATAAAACAAATAGAAGAAGTTCAAACTGGAAAAGAAATAAAAAAAGATTTTGTAGTTGATGAAATAGAAAAAGTAATAAAGCTTGATGAAAGAAATGAAACTGTTATAATACACTGTACCGAATATCATATGTTTGAAGCTGCAGCTCAAAATGTAAATAAGTCTTACAGTGGCGCTCCTTCAGATATTATTTCAAGTTTAATTTCTACACATATAAACAAATCTTTAGTAGTTGATGGAAAAGATTCTACTAAAGATTTAAAAGTAATAATACCAAATTTAGATCCTATAGAAGCTGCCTTGTGGATAAAAAACAGATCAGTGACATATAATGGCATGCCATTTTTCTTATACTCACCATTAGGCGTAGACAATTTAGTATTTAAAGATTTAGGAAAAATGTTATCTGAACCTGTAAACAACATTACGAAACCGTATGTTTATACTAGCAGTTTAGCACAAACAACCGGAGGATCTAGATTATATAATATAATAGAATATAAGTATGAAAACTCTGAAGAGCTTATTAATCTTTTGCGAAAAGGTTATGTAGGTAGTTCATATATATTTTATGATGTGCACAGGGGAATACCTGAAGAAAGGCATTTTGATGTTGATAACGTATTTAAAAGTTTGTTAGTACAAAATTCTTTAGGTGGTGAAAATTCAAAATATAATTATGGACCGGAATATAAAATAAAAGGAAGAAATCTATCAACGTACAATTCTAAAGTTATTAGTAAAATAACTTCTAACGGTGCGTATAGAGGTGGATCATATAATGCAGGGTTTAGAAGTTATAGCGATGAAACTTTAGGCGGTGATCATATGAAACATGTTACTGGTAAAGCCATAAAAGGATTCTTATCTAAAACTCCTTTGTGTATTACAGTTAAAGGCAGAGAGTTTATAACTGGTAACGATAACTACACTTTAGGGAAAACTATAAGAATTTTATTTTTAGATGCAGATCCGACTGAGGATGTAAACGCTGCTTCGAAGGATTTAAAAAAATCAGGTGATTATTTAATAATAGGAGCCAAACACTCGTTTAATGGCGATAAAGTTACTAGTGAATTATTATGTGGTAAAGTGGCATCTATTGGAAAGGATATTCAAGTATAATGGCGTACGCACACATACCAGAAACTGAATACTATGGAGATCAAATCAGATGGTTTATTGGAACTGTTGTAGATGTCAATGATCCTTTAAAACTTGATAGAGTGAAAGTAAGAGTTTATGGGCTTCATACATCAAATACTGTTGATATACCAAACGAAGATTTGCCATGGGCTAATGTATTAATACCTGTTACAGAAGGCGGCACTTCTGGAATTGGTGCTAACTCACAGATAAAAATTAGAGCACAAGTTTTTGGAATATTTTTAGATGGAAAAGATTCGCAGTGTCCTTTAGTTATGGGATCAATACCTAAAGTTGAAACAAAAAGAAACGATGTACAGGAAGCGCCTTCAGTTAAAAATGAATACGATGGAACGGCAGTTGTGCCTGATTCAACATTACAAGGTGTCAAGCCTGGCGTACCTTCGGCTAGTGAAGGCAATTTAGTAGGACAAAATAATGCAGAAAAAGCATATAACTTTTTCTTATCTAAAGAAGGTGGTTCGTTTACGCCAGCGCAAGCGGCAGGAATAATAGGCAATTTGATGGCAGAATCTGGTAAAGATTTAAATCCAACAATAGTTTCAGGATTTAAAGACGAAGGATCTTTTGGCATTGCTCAATGGAATCCAAGTAAAGCCGCTGGTTTTAGATTACAAGAATTAAAAAGATTTTGTAAAGATTCTAATTTAAACTTTAGAACATTATATGCTCAGTTAAAATTTATTATATACGAACTTGGAAAGTATCCTTATTTAGGTCTTGGTAAATTAAGAAAGGCTCAAACACCAGAAGAAGCTTCTAAAATTTTTGAAAGATATTATGAAAGACCTGCACCGGGAAGTACACTAAAGAGAATTCAATTTGCACTTGAAATTGATAGAAAACTAGGAATTGGAGCTGCTTAATGGCTGATAAATCATTTATTAACATGAAAGCTGGCGATAAGCCAAGAGGTGCTAATGAAAATAGTACATTTAATGGTACAGTCTTAACAATAGGTCGACCAGAAGTAATAGCGAAACTAACCGACATAAGAGTCGCTAAAAGTCAGACTAGTGACAAGAACGCCTTCTCAACAAATAATCTTACCTCGATATTTAACGATACGTCTCAATATACTTTTAATGGAAGCGTTATATCTTTAAGAAGTTTCCATCAAAGGATAAGAATAGAATATGAAAAACCTGAAATAACACAAGCTGAATTTGAGGCAGCTGCTTCTCCAGAAATGCTAGCGTTTCAACAGAAAATGATTGCTCAAATAGGTGGCCCTATGAGAGCTTCTGCTTCAACTTTAAATGTTCAAGAAATTACTGGAAACGCTTCTCCTTTTAATCTCTTAGGTGAAACATTTGGTGGATTTAAAGGATTGCAAGCTGGCGCAAAACCTACAGTAAATTTTAATAAAAGAGTTAGAATAGCAAAAATGGAGCCAGGCGCCGCTGATGGTTCAGGCGATAAAATATCAACACAAACATCAAACCTAACAACGTTGTTTAATAAATCTAATTTATCAAATACTAATTTGAATAAAGTAGTGTTCACTCAAGGTAGTATAAACGCTATAATGGATGAGTTAAAAGTTAGAACATCTGCAAACTCTAAAAAAATAAAAGAAGTAGCTCAATCAGTTTTACCAAAGGGTCTTTCAACTCGAGTCATCGATCAAGCAAAAACTGCAATAGATGACAAAGACGCCGGCGTTTCTGTTGAAAGTAAAATGACTAAAGAAGTACAAACAGAAATTAAATCTAAGATTCAAGAAGCACAAAATGCTGGAGTTGATTTAGATCCAAATGCGTTAATTCCTGGTGCAGGTAGATCCGGATCTAATATATTTGCAAATATATTAGGAAAAGTAAAAGGAATAAAAGCTCAGTTTCCACCAAGTATTAAAAACTTAATGAAGGGACTACCAGAAGGCGTGGTTGCTCCTTCACTTGATGCCTTTGGTGGTCCTGGACCTGAAATACCAAATTTAATTGAAGGAGTTGATCCTACTACTGGCAAGCTTTCTTTAGACACCAATACGAATAAACTAGTACAGAAAGGATTTTTAACGCCTAACATGTCACCAAGTAACGTAGTAAACTTAGGTTTTAGTAACTCTACTTGGGCTGGATATAATACGCCAAAGACACACAAATTTGAATTTGTTGACACGAGTGATGAATTAGAAACTGAATTTTCAAATAGTTCTAGAATGAAGACGGGAACAAATAATCAAGTCGTTGCTTTGATAGTAGGTTGGACTGATAAACTTTGGGGTCCACCAGAAAAAGTAAATGCTAGTTCTATTCATGAAATTTCAAAAGCAAGTGATTTACAAAACTTAATTACTAGAGAAGGCACCGTTAAAAAAGCAATTGATAGAATAAATTCTACACCTAAAATATATGGAATACAGGCGCATTATTTAATATTAACAGATGGTAGAATACAAAGAGGTAGACCAATAGATGAAACCAGAAACCCAGATACTTCTTCATTTGATCTAACTGGAGTTCAAGTTACTATTGTTGCAAATACAGAAAATCCTGTTAATGACGAGCAGTTGGCATCATTAAAAAAACTAATATCTAAAGCTTACAAAGTTGTTCCAGGACTTAATTTATTTGGTGATTATGAAATGGATAAAACTAAGTTAGGACCAGCGATAGATATGGATTCTTTAAGAGATGTATACGGTAAAGTTAACTCTATAGAAAATCCGGAAGAAACTACAAACGGTCCTAGTAGAAAAGAAATGGTCTTTACTAAACCTTCAGTTATAGCTCAAGGTTCAAAAACAAAATCAGTGGAACCTTTTAGTTTTAGCAAGATACAAAAAGATTTTGAAAAAATAGATTTAGCAACTGGTGAAGAACTTCCATCAGACGCACAAAAAGATTTAGATGATGCGTTAAAAGCTTTTGATGATCTTAAAGCTGGTAAGATAGATATTAATGAAGGAATATCTCAAGCTATAAACGATCCTAAAAATTCTAAAGCAAAGTTAGCAGGTGATTCTATCATTAAACGACTTACCGGTGGTTTAGATAAAAACAAAACATCAGTTGATTCGATAGCTAAAAAGTTAGATACTAGCAATTTACAAAAATTATTTAAAAGGTAGGATTAATTTATGTCAATGGAATCTCAAAATTTTACAGTATCTGAAGGAAAGGCCCGCTCTTTAAAAAATAAAGAAAACGGTTTTTCTGATCCTAGTGGTGTATTTCCTAAGATTGAATACGAAGAAATATCTTCAGTTAATGAAATTGCTAGAGGATTTAAAAGAGTCAATGTTGAATTGGGTGGATCGGTAAAAGATATTGATTTTGATTTAAATGAAGAAGCGGTGTCAACTTATCCTAATTCACAAGTCAAAGAAACTGCATCAGGTCATATCGTAGAATACGATGACACACCAGGATCTGAAAGAGTTATGATAAGACATAACTCTGGCTCAGGCGTAGAGATGCGCGCAGATGGTTCAGTAATATATTCATCAACAAAAAATACTATAAGAGTAACAGCACAAGATGAAAAAGTTGTAGTTGATGGTGATGGAGAATTGCAATATAATGGAAATTTAAAACTTAAAGTTGCTGGTGATTTTGATGTTGAAGTCGGCGGAGACTTTAATGTTAACGTCAAAGGTGACATGGAACAAAATATAAGAAGAGGTTTAATCACAGACGTAGCTGGTACAGTAGAGACTCAAATCGTAGGTAGTAAATCTGAAACCGTTGGTGGTGGATATACGACGCTAATACATGGTGATAAAAACGATATCATCAAAGGTTCATTTGCAGAAAACATACAAGTAGATCATAACTATGCAGCAGGTGGAACATTGATGATGACTGCTGAAAAAGAAGTAACTCTTTCAACCAAGAGTGCTAATATTACTGCTTCATCTCTCGCCGTAGTTGGAGATAGTGGAACTATAGGTGGTCATGAAATAGTTTACTATGGACACACTGCGCACATACCTCGAGTCAATTCAACTTCAATTCATGCTTCTCAAGGAGTGATCGCTGATGTAGGAATGACTGCTCCAACTTTTAATGGTGATTTGTCAGGTAATGCGAGTACGGCTGGTAAGTCAGCTGTAGCAACAGCTCTTGGCGCTGGAGCAGGACAAGCACAATCAACAGTAGCAATAACGTCTGCTGAAAACAATACGACCGTTCAACCTACTACAGATATAATTAATGATGCATTAGAAAACTCAGGCGTAGCAATTAAAAGAGTTCACATTGATGATTTTGATCAATTATATAATAGATTAGATCGTACTGCACATTACGGTGGCGTATCAAGTGTAGACCTAACTACTAAAGAAGCAAGATCAAAACTTAGAGATCCAAATAACGCAAGTAACACTACGTTTGTTTCTGCTCTTATAGCAGACGGTACGATATCTCCCTTTGCTACAAGACTTTCACCGCTATCAACTGGTAGGATAGTTGCCAAAGAAACGACGGCTAGAAGAGGAACAGATACATTAGGTAGAAGTCAAAACTCAACTAAATTATATAAGGCATAACATGGCAGTTTCAACAGTAGATTTATTAGTAGATGCGAAATATAATCCAATATTTCAAGAATCTATAACAAGTAAAACAAAACTTGCGCCAGGTATTTCAATGGCAAAGTTTCTTGGTGGTGACAATGATCCCGTGACATTAACACATATTACAGATGATGATCAAAGAGTTTTATTAGCTAAACAGTATGTTTTACACGCTGAAGCAATGCGAACTATTAATTCTCAAGATGCAACGAAAGAGTTTAAAGATTTTAGATTACAGGTTGTAGAAGGTTTGTACAGAGCAGAAGAAGGTGAAGACCTAGATGTTAGTGATGGCATAAATTATCTGATGTCTAGAGGTTTGGCTGTTGTCTATGAATTAATAGGGTTAGATGGTAAAATTGCGATAGAAAAAACATTTGATCTTGCTGTATATTGGAAAGATAACATTCAATTTGATAAAATGATTTTAGATTACGATAATTATAATCCTGATAACACACTTAATGCACAAATTATTTTAATAATGCCTGAAATTATATCGCCATGGACAGTTACGTTTAATAATGATATAGAAACAAGATATAACAATGTTAACCAAGTTACAAATGAATTATTAGAGGTATTAAGGACGACTGCTAACGCATAACCTATATAAATAGATCAAAAGGAAGTGTAATGCCAACAAGAGCTTTTTCAATAGAAGATGGTAACATAGGAACCAAAAGTCTAGTTTCAAGTAGAAATGAAACTTACAAAGATATAGATTTGACTTTTGCGAAAAAAGCTTCTGGAGATGTTTTTAAAAAAGAACATGCGGCTGCGGTAAAACAAGCAATTAAAAATTTATTATTGACTAATTTTAGTGAAAAACCTTTTCAGCCAAGATTTGGTGGCAATTTAAACTCTTTTCTTTTTGCTTTGAATACGGATGTCGATGATGATGATTTAAGAGAACAAATAATACAAGCAATTGAAATATTTGAACCAAGAGTACAGGTATTAAACATTGACACTACTTTACGCGATGATTCACACGAAATAAAAGTTACTGTTACTTTTAAAATGATTAATACATCACAAGTTGAAAGTACACAAGTAAACTTAACGAGGTTAAGATAAATGGCAACAACTATTAGATCAACTCAATTAGATTTTGACACTATTAAAGGTAGGTTAAAAGACTATTTAAAACAACAAACAGAATTTGCTGATTATGATTTTGAAGCATCTGGTTTAAGTAATATATTAGACGTGTTGGCGTATAATACACATTTTATGGGTTTAAATGCAAACTTTGCTCTTAATGAATCATTTATAAACACAGCACAACTTCGAAGTTCAGTGGCATCATTAGCAGAAGGATTAGGATACGTTCCTAAGTCTTATTCTTCATCACAGGCAGATTTAAATCTTTCAGTTCAAATATCAACAGACACAAGACCTACAGCTATAACATTACCAAGAGGCACAGCATTTACATCAACTGTTGGTGATACAACTTATACTTTTCAAACAAGAGAAAACTTTATAGGAACAGACGATGGAACCGGATTGTATCAATTTTTAAATTCTACTGATGGCGTTGCTATACCAGTTTTTGAAGGCACAGAAAAAACTAAAACATTTTTTGTTGGTGATAAATCAGACAATCAAGTGTATGTTATCCCAGATCTTACCATGGATACAACAACTATAAGAGTAAGAGTATTTCCTACTGCGAGTTCAACAACATTTGACACTTACATCAATATACAACGAGCATTAAGAATTACTAATGATTCGATGTTCTATCAAATAAAAGAAGTTCCAAACGGATTCTTTGAAGTTATATTTGGTGACGGAACGACGACTGGTAAAGCTCCAGTTGCTGGAAATAAAATAGTAATTGATTACTTATCTACACAAGGTACAGTTGCTAATGGTGCTTCTTCATTTTCTCCATCTTCAGATGTTACAGTTGATGGCGTAGATTATACTTTAATAACAACAACTGAAGCTGCGTCTGCTGGAGGCGCATATAAAGAAAGTATTGAATCTATAAGACAAAATGCTCCTATAGCCTTTACTTCTCAAAGAAGGCTAGTAACCGCAGAAGATTATATAGCACAAATACAAGCAAACTATGGTGCGTTTTTAGATGATGTTACGGCTTACAGCGGTGCAGATTCTGTACCTGCAGTTTATGGCGTCACATATATAGGTTTAAAATTTAAATCAGGTGTTACAGCGTCTAGGCAACAAAATGTCAAAGATCAAATTAAAACAGATCTCACTGATAACATGGCTGTTATGTCAATGACTACAGAGTATGTTGATCCTATAACAACATTTTTACAAATATCAACAACGTTTAATTTAGATCCTGACTTAACAGGTTCAACTTCGCAAGCCGTTCAAACACAGGTTCAAAATACCGTAAATAGTTTTTTCACAACCAATCTTAAAAAGTTTAATAAAATTTTTAGAAGGTCCAATGTTTTAACTTTAGTTGATGCTTTAGAGCCTGCTATATTAAACTCTAGAATGGAAATTAAATTAAGACAAAGTTTTGTTCCTACTACTAACGTGACGCTATCTTATAGTGTAAATTTTCCAGTAGCTTTGGCCGAACCTGATGATGATGTATCAACTTTAACAACATCTCAATTTACTTTTAATTCACAAACGTGTTCTATTAGAAATAAACCGGGTACAACCAAGCTACAAATAATTTCTATAGACGGTACCGTTGAAATTGATAATATAGGTAGCTATGACAATTTAACGGGTGTGGTAAGTATAACAGGATTTAAACCTACTGCATTTGAAGGTAGTGCAATAGATATATCAATATTACCAGCAAATCAAAGTACAATAAGGCCTTTAAGAAATTACATATTAGACATTGATACGACTGCATCAACATCAAGAGCAGTATTAGATTTTCAAAATACCGCGGTAAGTATATAAATGGCAATTAATTATCAAAGCAAAAGAAGATTAAAATCTTTTCAAAATAGAAAAGTAAGAGAATCATTACCAGAGTTTTATACTTCTGAATTTCCAACTCTTGTAACATTCTTAGAAAAATATTACGATTTTTTAGATTCTTCAGAAGGTGAACATATTTTTGGTAATGACGCTAGACAGTTTTTTGCTACTAAAGATATAAGAGAGATGCCTAGTGGGCTGCTTAATAGTTTAGTTAACGAACTAGCAGGTGGACTTAAAACCGGTGAAGATTTTACTGATAGACGGTATGCACTAACAAGGCTGGCAGATCTCGCTCGCCTTAAAGGTAGCAGATTTTCACTAGAAGAATTTTTTAGATTATTTTATCAACAGTCAGCAGAAGTTGAATACGGTAAAGAATCTATGTTTATCATTGGTGATTCATCAAGTCAAATAGGCGTTGAATCTATAAAATTTATACAAAATAATGAGTTATATCAAACATTTGGTTTGTTAATAAAATCAGGATTATCTGTAGAAAAGTGGAGCGCGCTTTATAAAAAGTTTGTACATCCATCAGGTTTTTTCTTTGCAGGACAAGTTGTTTCTGATACAGAAGCTACGTTAAGCATCACAGCTCCTATCGCATTAGAAGAAGATGATCCAGATCCAAAAGTGGTATCAGAAGCATCCATGGCCATTTCATCGCCTTTTGTTCAGCTTACAATGTTGATTGATTCAGGTGGCGGTAACGTTAGAACTACTTTAAATGAATTGATTAGCGATTATCAAAACTTTACACTTGCAGATTTAAATACAACGTATCATACGTTAAGACAGGTAATAACTCCAAACTCATTTACTTTTGATGATAGTTCAATTAGAGATAGTGATGAAAACGCTACACCTGATTTCTCATTAACATTAGAAACTATGGATAACGAAATATTTACAAGACGAGTAACTGACTCGGCTTTCTAGTATAAATAACACTATTAAGTAGGATAGAAAATGACAAGACAAAATATTAATACAGGTTCTTCTGCAAATGACGGCACTGGTGATACTTTACGCTCAGCAGGAACTAAAATAAATGAAAACTTTCAAGAGATATACACAAAACTTGGAGGCGATAGTAGCACTCTAACTGCACAAATTTCTTTAAAAGATTCAGGCGGAGTAGGAACTATAATATTTGAAGGTACTAGTACAGACTCTCATGAAACTAAATTAATAGCAACTGATCCTACTGCTGATAGAACAATTGCATTTCCAAATGCTGGTGGTGACGTCGTATTAGACACTGCAACTCAAACTTTAACTAATAAAACATTAACTTCACCAAACATCGATAGTGGTACAATCGATGGCGCAGTAATTGGTGGAAGCACCGCTGCAGCAATAACTGGTACAGCAATAAGTGGAACATCTTTAACAATTACTGGATCTACTGGTACAGTTCAACTTCCAACGCTAACTACAACACAACGTAATGCGCTAACAGCTGTAAATGGAATGTTAATATATAACACTACTGATAGTAAAATACAAGCATATGCCGGCGGTGCTTGGGTAGACTTACACTAAGGAATAAGATATGGCAGCGATAATTACAGACCCTTTTAAGAAACAACTGGTTCAATATATATTTGATGAAGTTTCTTTTCCAGATTCGGCATCAACTCACAGATACTACATAGGAATAGGCAGATCTGAACAATGGAACGATAGCGAAAATGTTCCCACAGTTACAGATACACCTAGAACTTTAAGAAACTTAAGAGCAGGACTACAATCAATAAAATCTGCTAGTGACGTATCATTTACAATACCAAGATATAACTGGTCTTCTGGCGCAACATATTCTGCGTATGACGATGATCTTGCATCCATTCCGGCCACAAATAGCTACTATGTTCTTACTGAAGATAATCAAGTTTACATATGTTTACAACAAGGAAAATCTTCAACTGGAGCAGCAGTAACATCTACAGTCAAACCGACAGGAACATCAACAAAAGCTTTCAAAACATCAGACGGCTATGTTTGGAAGTTTCTATACACACTAAGTGCGACAAGCGCAAATAAATTTCTTTCAGCAAACTTTGTACCAGTCGAAAAAGTGTTAGACTCAGCGACACTAGGAAGATCACTCACGGTTCTTGAAGAGCAACAAGTTCTTGTTCAAGACGCTGCAGTGCCTGGACAAATCATAGGTGTTGCAGTAACAAACGGTGGAACTGGATACACGAGTGCACCTACTGTAACAATAAACGGTGACGGTGTTAGAGCGGCTGCAACTGCAACAATATCAGGCGGAACAGTTACAAAAATAGAATTAGATTCAAGTGCTGACAGCGGTATCACCATGGGACAAGGATATAATTTTGCGAGTATATCATTTAGCGGTGGTGGTGGATCAAACGCTACTGCTCGAGCCATCTTAGGTCCTGATAGTGGAATGGGTAACGATCCAAGAGATGAACTTAAATCAACATCACTAATGTTCAACACTAAACCTAACGGTATTGAAGACAGTAACTTTATAGTCGGTCAAGATTTTAGACAAGTTGCATTAATAAGAGATCCAAAAAATAATTCAGACGCTGACTTCACGACGTCAAGTGGAAAAGTTTTAAGATTTTTAAAATTACAAGCGGCAGCAAACACAGGATTTTTAGATGCCACTATAACTGGTGGTACATCTGGCGCCAAAGCTTTGGTTGATGAAGTTGATAGCGATAGACTTTATTTTCATCAAACAGAAGATACTGGTTTCTTAGCTTTTCAAGAAGGCGAAGTTATTAGTGGCGGAGGCCAAACTGGAACCTTGGCTGCTGAAGGAGACGACGTTGATTCTGATGCTTTTACCAATGATGATGTTAATAAACTATCTGGACAGATACTATATATAGAAAATAGAGCACCGGTAACAAGATCTGCTAATCAGACAGAAGACATAAAAGTTGTGATAACACTTTAAGGAAATAAAATATGGCTACTACACTTACAAAAACCGTCTTTAATACAACCTATAAAGATGATTTTGCTGACAGCGCAGGATTTCATAAAATATTATTTAATTCTGGTAAAGCATTACAGGCTCGTGAGTTAACGCAGCTTCAAACAATATTACAAAATCAAATACAAAGATTTGGTGATAATATATTTAAAGAAGGTGCGGTTGTTAAACCAGGTGGAGCTAACTTAAACTCACAATATGAATTTGCAAAATTAGACACTACCGTAAACACTCTTCCTTCTGATACTTCTACAATAACAGCGGCTGCTGGTAGCGCTAATATTTTTACGGGACAAACATCAAGCATACAGGTTAAAGTTTTACAAGTTGTTGCCGCTGAAGGATCTGATCCTGACACTCTTTACATTCAGTATACTAATACTTCAGCAACTTCTGGTACAGATACTCCGAGACTGACACCTGGTGAAGATATTACAAATGGTACTGTAACGTTAACAGTTCAGCCAACAAACACAGATGCCAATCCAGCAATTGGTGTTGGTATACTTGCAACATTAGCGTCAGGAATATATTATGCAAGAGGACATTTTGTTTTTACTGAAGATCAATCAAAAATTATTTCAAAATACAGTGATAATGTAACAACAAATATAGGTTTTAAAGCAGTAGAAGACGTTGTTTCCTCTATAGATGATGACAGCTTATTTGACAATCAAGGTGCCGTACCAAATTTAGCAGCGTCAGGTGCAGACAGATATAGAATTAAACTAACAATAGTAGAAGAATCTGATGTTGATTCAGACGAGAATTTTATTCATATAGCCACTGTAAAAGAAGGCGCAATTTATAACGCAGTAGATAATAATAACGCGTATAATATTCCTAATGAAGTTATAGCAAAAAGAATTCATGAAAATTCTGGTGATTACATTGTAAAACCATATACCGTAGATTTCTCATTAGACTCAGCTTCAACTCATTTATTGTTAAATGTGAGCGCTGGAACAGCAGTCGTGGATGGGTTTAGAGCAGACAGAAATTTTCCTACAACACTAAGAATTGAAAAGCCAACACAAACTATAACTTTAAACAATGACGTCATTGGTGTCAACTATGGAAACTCTGTAATCGTATCACCTGAAACTGATTCCGCGACACATGGTTTACCAAATATAAACGTTTTTGAAAAACTCACCTTAAAAGATGATTTAGATTTTACTGGAAATGATCTAGGAACAGTTAGAGTAAAAGCAATTAACGAAGACGGTGCAAATTTAAGATATCATTTGTTTGATTTACAATTAAATTCTGGATCTGCCTTTCGTAATGTTAAAAGTATCGGAACAAGCACCTCAAGTTATTTTAGACCTACACTAGAAAGTTCAAAGGCAGTTTTAAAAGAAGCACAAAATAATACTTCTCTGTTTAAACTAACAAGATTCAGACCTAAAGCTTTGACAGATATATCATTTGCTGCACAAAGAAGATTTACTGTTACATCAAACGGCTCAGGTGAAGCTAGTATAAATTTAACAGCCGCCGGAGAAACTTTTACAAATACAGATGATTGGATTATAGCTAAAGAAGATAGTGATGTGTTTAGCGGAGCAAGCGTAAGTGGCGCTGGTGCAACGGCTGCAACAATAACTGGATTACCATTAAGTAGTAGCTTAGAAATATTAGCTTATGTAAATAAAAGTTCAGCTTCTATAAAAACAAAAACATTAGCAAATAAATCAGTTACTATTAGCGTAGATAGTGATGGAAACGGTCTTAGAGTTGTCCCTCTTGCAACTGCCGATATTTTTGAATTAGATGAAGTTGTAAAAGAAAACGATAGTAGCGTTAATTACATCGATAGGTTCGTTTTAGACAATGGTCAACGCGATAACCATTATGGACTTGGAAGATTAATACTTAGAAGCGGTCAATCTGCACCGACATCAAATGTGCATGTTAAATTTAAACATTTTACACACGGTGTGTCTGGCGATTTTTTCGCAGTAAACTCATACACTGGTCAGGTAGATTACAACCGAATACCAAAATATAGATTTAGTAATGGTACAGTTATAAATTTAAGAGACTATGCAGACTTTAGACCAGTAATGGATTCTGGTGGAGAGTTTGCAGGAGCTGCTGCCAGAGTAATTGAACAACCACAAAACGGAACTTTAGTCACAGCCGATGCAGAATACTACTTAAGTAGAGCGTCTAAACTAGTAGTTGATAGAGAAGGTGTTATTAGACTCATCAATGGAATACCAGCATTTAATCCAGCTATACCGGAAAAACCAGATCAAACGCTAGCTCTATACGATCTTGTATTACGCGGTAATACTGATGATGATTCTGATGTTTTAGTAACTAAGATAGAGCATAAAAGATTTACTATGAAAGATATTGCTCAACTCGAAAAAAGATTAGCAAATCTTGAAGAAGTTGCTTCACTAAGCTTACTTGAAGTCGATACCAAGCATTTACAAGTTTTAGATTCTGCAGGTAACAATAGAACAAAATCCGGATTTATAGTTGATAATTTTAATGATCATTCTAAATCTTTTACAGCAAGTGGTTATAGAGCGTCTATAGATCCTTTACAAAAAGAACTTAGACCTGGTTTTAAAGAGGATAATATAAGACTTATATATGATTCAGCATCATCCACAAACACGATAAGAAAAGGTGATAATGTTTATATAGCTTATGACGAGACACCTTATATTAATCAAAATTTTGCTAGTAAATCTATTAAACTTAATCCGTTTGCAGTGGTAATATATGATGGTATAGCTACATTATCACCGGCATCAGATGAATGGAGAGACGTTGATAGAAGACAAGATAAAATAGTACAAGGTGGCACAAGATTATCGACCGTCAATGCTTATAACTGGAATAACTGGTCTTGGAGCTGGGGTGGAGTTTCTTTAGAAAACTTACAGGTAGGTTCTTCAACAAATATTCAGTCAGGCGTCGTAAACAGAGTTGTTAGTGAAGAAACCGTTTTAGATTTAGTTGAAGATAGAGTCTTACAAACTGCATTCTTACCGTTTATGAGAGCTAGAAAAGTTTTCTTTAAAGTTCAAGGATTAAGACCGAATACTCGTGTGTTTCCTTTCTTAGATGGAAATAATATATCAGACTTTACAAGATCAGAAACATTTCAATTTTATTCTGATACAGATTCAGATTTTGGAAATACACTTAAAAATACAACTGCTCATCCAGATGGCTCAAGCAACTTGACTACTGACGCTAACGGTGATGTATCAGGATCATTCATAGTTCCTAACAACGATACTTTAAAAATAAGAATAGGTGCTAAAGAATTTAAGATAATGGATATAAGTGCTGATAATGAAAACAATGCTGGATGTATAGCAAAAACACTTTACACGGCTACAGGCTATCTAGATACAAAAGAAGCAACTTATGCAAGTACTAGACAATTGAATGTAACCGGAGTAAATGTTGAAAATAGAGCTGTCTATCAAGGAGATGATGGTGGTAGCACTGATGATGGTAAAAGTAAAAATACAACTACTAATACCGGTAGTTGGGTTACGGGTCCGGAAGCTTTTGGTATATCATATTCGATAGATTACAGTGACTTTTCTGGTGTTAGCGTTTCAACGGGTAATACTAACTATTCTAACGATGCAAATGCTAGTAACGATGGTGGTAACACCGGTAACGACGGCACTGATGGTGGTTATGGCGGAGCAGACAACGATACCGATTACGGTGGAACGTAAAATTTTAGGAGATATAACATGGCAGTAACTTCATTAGGTTACAGAGCAAATAAACAACCAATAGCTCAATCGTTTTACATTGATGAGCCTAATGGAATATATTGTACAAAAATTGATTTATTTTTTGCTGCAAAAGATAGTACCTTACCAGTGCAAATACACTTAAGACCAATGGTTCAAGGATTTCCGTCATCAAGTCAGATAATCCCGGGATCACAGGTTTCACTAGCAAGCTCTAGCGTAAATGTTGACACAACCGGACCAGATTTAACTGCAACTTCGTTTACATTCGATGAACCTATTTTTTTAAAAGGTAAAGAAGATTATGCTCTTGTGGTAACAGCAGATTCTAAAGATTATGAGATATACATAGCAGAAATTAATGAATTTACTTTTGGTTCTACCGAAAGAAGAGTTAATAAAAACCCAGTTTCTGGAAGTTTATTTTATTCTCAAAATTCAGCTACTTTCACACCAGCACAAAATCAAGATTTAGCCTTTGTTCTTCATCAAGCAAAATTTAAACATACTACTGCGAATATTATTTTACATAATGCTTCAGTTTCAAAAAGAAAATTAAATAATAATGCATTAACAACAACTGAATCAAGTCAAACTGTTACAGTTCAGCACTTAAATCATGGTTTAGAAGTTGGTAATACAGTTACTATAACTGGAGCCACCGCAACCGGAGGAATATCTGCATCTTCAATAAATGGAGCTAGAACAATTGTTGCTAGAGATTTCACTGGATACACCTTTAGTGCAGATTCTGCAGCAGATTCTGATGCCATAGGCGGAGGCGACAATATACAAGCTGATAGAAATATACCATACAGCTTAGCGTATCCAAATATTCAAATATTAAAACCTAAAGATACTTTTATTGATGCTGGAATGAAAGCCACGACTGGAAAATCATTTGCAGGTAGTGAAACGGCATTTCAAAAATCATCTACATTTGAAGGAATCCAAATAAATCAAAATAATGCTGCATCAAAAGTTTATTTGATCGCTCATGATTCTGCTGAAACTGCAGAGTTAGGAGCAGGCGTAAAATCACTCGACGTTCAACTAAATCTTAGTACTGATGATTCCAACGTTTCTCCGATGTTAGATTTACAAAGAACATCAATGTCATTATTTAGTACAATTATTGATAAACAAGACTCATCATCTTCGGTTGGTTTTAACGTTCCGCTTAATTTTGTTAATGAAACATCTGCTAGTATTGGAAGCTCAGCAGCAAGGCATGTCACAAATGTATATAATTTAGCAAATGATGCTGTAGGTATCAAAGTATTGATTGATGCTAATATTCCAGATGCAGCAGATTTTCAATTATATTTTAGAACCGCAACATCTGATGAAAATATTTTTACTAAAAATTTTACATTCCAACCTTCAGAAAATATTTTACCAAAAGACAACAACCCGAATGTATTTAGACAGTATGAATATTTAATCGGTGGTCAAGGCGGTACGCTAACTGCCTTTACAAAGTTTCAATTAAAAATAGTAATGAGAAGTACGAATCAGGCCATAGTTCCTAGATTTAGAGCACTTAGAATAATAGCGTTGAGTGTATAATGACTTTACTTAAAGTTAAAGGTCACAATGGGTATTTGAAAGACACAAGCAGTGGCATGATACATAATAACAATGTTAGCGAAATTGAGGCAGCTCGTATGAGAAAGGCTCAGAAAAAACAACAAGAAGAGGATATAAATAACCTTAAGAATGAAGTCGGTGACATTAAAGAAATGTTAACAAAAATCATAGAGAAATTAAATGGCTAAAACTATAATAAATTTATCTGATCCGGTATCAACGTTAGTTAGTAAAACTAACACAATATCAAGTCATCTTGGTGATATATCACAATTAAATGTTGGAGCTTCAAACGATTCTGATATAGTACAAGCAATAAATTATATAAATTCTAATAATACAGACTCAGCAACCATTAGCGCTCTTATTGATTCAGCGTACGTACAAGCAAGAGAAACTGGCATTACGTTATCAGGCGTTGTATCAGTTTTTCAAAAAGATAGTGCAAACGGTATTGGACTAGATTCTTCTGAAGGTCGATTCTTTGTTCCACCTAATACTATTAATACTTCCATGATTGAAAATTCTGCCATTACGGCAGACAAATTGGCAGGTGACGCTGTAACTTCAGCAAAAATTGCAGATGATCAAATTAATAGTCAGCATTATGTTGATGGTTCTATCGATACGGCTCATATTGCTGATGCTCAAATAACACTTGAAAAAATTGCTGATAGCGCAATTGATTCTGATAGACTTACTACAGATGCAGTTTCTACCATTAAAATTCAAGATGACGCTGTAACTTCAGCAAAAATTGCTGATGATACCGTAGCTGAAGCAAATATGGCTGATGATGCAATTGGATCTGCGCAGTTAAAATCATTGTCAACTTTACAAATTAAAAATTCATCAGGAACTGTACTTAAGACGATACATGGCGCAGGTGCTTAATAATGACTGCCAGAAATCCTCTATATTGGAATGGAAGCGAACTTCAAGAAATGTCTTCCTCCATGATTACAGAAATAGTAAATAGATGTTTATATGTTTATGCTGGTAGTCCAACTGTTACGTTAAGTCAAGTTGGAAGTAGCGGTAATATATCTCCTAGTATGACTGACACTAGAAAAAAGGCTGGAGCGTATAGTACTAGAGTAGATAGATTTCCAACTGAAGGAGAAACTGCAGAGCCAGGAACTGTGACAGTAACTTATGATAGAATCAGTCAAACGACTGCCACGGTGAGCCAACCAACAGATACTAACAGTAAACTATATCCAGCGTATTATGATGGAAGCGGTGCCATTCAAGCTATGACTGCTACGGACGTCTTTGATACTTTTATTTCTACTGCCATTGGATTGCTAGTAGATGGAAGTGATAGAGGAGGAACCTTTAGAATACACACATCAACTTCTTTATCAAGTCATACGTTACAATCAAGTACTCCTGTTTTTAGTGACACTCGTGCAAACACTGGAGCCTATACAGCAGGCGGAATTCCGGAAACACTTGATCAGCCAACTACCATAACAAATTATTATTTGTTTAAAACAAATCAAAGTTCAAGTGGACCTTCATTTACATCGCCAGTACAAATAAATAGTGATAACGATTTACAAGAATATACTACAGCAAATTTTGATGCCATGTTGTTAGCAGAAATAAGATATCATACCGTAAACACCGTAGGATCAAGAATAAGTTATAATGTTAACGGCAGCGGAAATAATAGAGGTTCAGCGATGGTTAATACTATATTAAATGGTGGTGGTAATTACCAGCAAAGATTTGTTAATGCCAATGATTATCGTGCACAAGAATTTCCAAATGGTACTGCAGTTACTGCTAACACATATAATTTAAGAATAAACAGGAGTTAATAATGGCAATACCAGGACATGATTTTTTATCAGCTCATTTTTGTAATAATGAAAGAACTATGGTTGAAGCGTATTGGATAACGCCTGATGGAAAAGAAACAAGAGTTGAATACATTGAGGCTAAAGACGGTGATGTTAATTGGGAAAATTTATTAACTCATATTGATATTGATACTTTACACGAAGCCACTTATCAAGAAATAAAACAACAAAATATAGCTTTTGAAGATCAAGTTATAAAACTGGCTAAAAGTCGAGGAATGATATATGACGTTGACGAATTAAGTGGTGATGTTCACAAGGTTGTTGCACAAGTTTTATTTACTCCTTTTGATGAAATTCAAGATAAAGAAAAATTATTTCTTTATAAACTACAACTATTTGAAGTTGAAGCAATTAAAAAATCAAATAGCTCAGCAAAAAAGAAAAGATTAAGACAAGCGAAAACTATTCTTGAAGCTACAAAAATAGCCATTAATATCGTAGAATCATAAAGAATTTATTAGCCTAAGTTGGCCTTTTTGTGTGCTTTTAGTGCATTGACGTATACATTGTCCTGCTGGATTATCTGATTCTATTACATAAGGTAATTCTTTCCACCAGTCATTATTTAAAATATCTTCTATATCGGTCTCATAAATGTTATTATTGTAATTATAATATTTTTCTATAAATTTATGATGCTTAATAAAATAATCTTTATTCATTATTGAAGCATTACCAAAGAAACAACATGGCCATACATTACCATCAAAATTAATATTCAATGAATTTGTCAAAGCCCAACCACATGTAGGTTTTTCAGTTTTTTCATTTATAGTGCCTCTTGATATAAGAGCACCTTCTTTTTTAAAACTATTTCTCCATTCATCTGTTACTCTGTGTAACGCTAATTTTTTATTATTTTCATCATAGAAGTGATATGTGTCTTCATCTTTACTTTGTCTACTATGAAATCTATCGCTAATTACTGACGAGTGTCTTTCAGAACCGTGTAATTTACAAAGATTTTCAATTTGTTTTAAGTGCTCTTGGTTATGTTTAAACAGTACCGTTTGAGTCTGTACTGATACATAATCTTTAAATTCAGAAGCAACTTTCATATGATTTAAAATTTTTTGCAAATTAGTATTTCTTCTATATAAACTATGCATTTCTTGATTTATTCCATCAATATCAAATGTGATACGTAATCTTCTTTTACCGAATTTTGACTTATATTTTACAGCTTGAGCGCACATTTTCCACCAATACATTTCGTTTCTCATACTTCCATTTGTATTCACTGAAACTGTGACGTTTCTATCTGAACTTAAAAAATGTATAATTATTTCAGATGCGTGTTTATGCATCATATGATCACCCCATGTAGGACACAATTGTATATCTTGACATTTTTTTAAAACTTCAGAAGTAAAAGCTTTTTTAATTTTTTCTAATGGAACATGTATTAAAGGCAAGTTTTTAGTAACTTTACCTTGAAATGACAGTTTTGCGCCTTCACTAGAATTGGTTCTATGGCATTGTGGACACTTTGCATTACAATACGTTGTCGTGTCAAGAACAATGTTATAAGGTTTTTTCCAAAATTTAAATCTACTTGAGTCTGGGTATTGTTTCATGAAAATCTTTATTCACTTGATGTATCAAGTGAGCTCCTGGTGTAAAGTTTGAAACAATGTGATCTAAAATATAATTCCATTGTATTCCTATATTGTTAAAGTCTATATTAAATTTTTCTAATAAAAACGAAAAATATATTTCATTATTCCTTATCCAATTTTTAGAATAAACGTCTGGATATAACGTATCATGTTTTGCTTCTATTAAAGTTTTTTCCATCATTTTCATATTTTCAGAAAAATTGAGAGTTTCTGCTGCTTTTTTGTTTCCGCCAAAAACTCCTGTGTTGCATATTTCGTCATTTCCATTTATATCATGAAGAAGCAACATGGCTTTTTTAGCAGCCATTTTTGAATACCTATTCATAGAATTTACTAATAAATTCTCTTTTGTACACTTAATTAAATATTCTTTATGAGGTTTGGATCCCATATATTCCATATCTATAACGTAACTATATATTGATATTTTGTTTAGATCAAACGTTTCGAATATATTTTGATCAGTAATCGGTATTACGTCTAAATCAAAATAAACAACTTTGTCGTAATAATTTGTCAATTCTTCAAATTTAAATATTTTATAGAATTGAACGTTTGCATAATCTGTAACAGGCGAAATAAAAACTTCATAGTCTGCATTACAATCAAATGCATATTGTTTTTGTAATTCTATAAGTTTATTTTTATATTTTTTCCATGATTGCTTTTTGTAGTCGTTAACCGAGATGTGTTCTTCAGTTAAATCTGACCAAACACTATAAATTATTTTTTTTGACATGCTTCTTTACATATTTAAAATTTTTGTTAATGGCATGTATCATTTTACTTTCTTTAGGAATATAATTTAAAAGTCCTCTATACGTAAAATGCCATTGATCGTCTAATTCTATTAAATTAACATTGTTGCTTTTCATTTTAAAGCTAAATAAAGTTTCATTGTCAAAACCAAAACAATTTTGTAGAAATTTAGGCCAAAAACTTTCTTCATGTTTTAATTTATGCATTAACTTTAGATCTTCTTCGAAGGCACCAAAATAGTTTAACTTGTATAAATTATATTTATTTGCTAAAATGATTCCTGTATTGTATACATCGTTATTTCCATTATAGCCTTTATCAATCAAGAGAGCTCTGCAGTTCCAATATTTTGCTACAGGATCTCTTTCTGAAAAAGTAATATTTGTTTCTTCAAAGAATTTTTCTCTATCTTTAATGATCTTTGGTGAAGTAAGTATCGCGTAATATTCTGGATTTCTTTCATGATTAATCTTACAGGCTATTCCTTTTTTAACATTAATTTCTTCAAAAATATTGTCTTTTGTTGCTGGAATCACATCAAAATCTAAATATAATACTTCATCATATGTTTTACACAAATCATACATAATGTGTATTTTATAAAAATTAATTACGTTATATTGTGAAATAAATGGATATTTTTTTACAAATTGTGTTTTGTATTCTTTCCATTTATCATCATTTTCATATAAAATGTATGGAATTTTTAAATGTTTTGCATATTCTTCTTGTCTTTTTTTTAAGAAAAAATAATTATTTTGAAATTCATTTTTATTTCTAATATTTTTTTCAAAATCTATATTTTTTTCAAAATCGTTTTCATCAAATTGAATATAAACACTAAATATTACTCTCATTTGCCAATCACCATAAATCTATCGTATTCGTCTTTATATCTTTTTGTTCCTGAATATAAAATATTTTTTAAGGGTAAACTTTTCATAAAATTTTCTAACGTATCATGACAATTTATATGACTATTTACTTCATAATAGTTATTTGACTGTAAGCACATAATCATTTCTGGATTTTTTTGTTTAAAGGTAAAATATAATTCTTCTTCATCAATATGCTCACAGGCTGTACACACTAATATTTTATTATGATAATTCCAATTTTTAAAATCTTCTAAACCATCTGCTGTCTTATAAGAAATGTTGTTATGAACCTTTAACTTTTTTGCTATCTTTGTACAAATATCATCTATTTCAATATTAATTATTTTATTTTTAAAACCAGATTCTGCAAATAAATATGAAAACAATCCGTACCAGCCTCCAATAACAAAACATTCATCATATGAGTCATTTATAATTTTATTTAATTCTTGAACCGCCCATATCTTACTTTGATGCTGTCCTTCGCTATATGAATCTAAAACATCTTTTAGTCTAAATAAATCTATGTTTTCGTTATTTGTAGATTTTTTGTAAATATGCGATATTGTATCAAGTATTTTTTGATAGATCAATGGTGTCATATATTCCATTGTCAAAAGTTCTCCATTCTATTTTTTCGTGCCAAAAGAATCTATCAATCCCTTTGTATTTACGCGTATTATAGTCTATATTTTTACTAAAAATATCCCATATGTAAGAGTTTTGTTGAGAAGTCCACGCTAGTATTGAGCTATTTAACTCTGTATCGTATGAGTGTTTTCGAAAAAATTTATCTTTTTTCCAGGCATCTCTCATAAATGTTGGATAATTCCAGTCTATATTGTTTATATATGAGAATGGATCAGAGAGTATTTTGATGTCTAAATCAAATAATACGCATTTGCCTTTTAACTCAAAATCTTCTCTAAACAAGTGCATTTTATTCCACCAACGCATTAGTTTTGGTTTTTTTGGAATATCAATGCAATCTATAATTACGTTTGTTTTATCTTCGGTAAAGCAATAAAAATTAGCAGAAGTATAATTTTTTAAGGAATGATAAATCTTATTTACGTCTTCGGCACAGTATTTAGTACCGTGTTTTAATAATATAATATTCATAGATGTATTTATAAAGCTTAATTTGTATAAATAGATTAAACGGCAGGGGCGCGTGCGTCCGACAAAGAAATCAACTGGAGTATTTCATGGCCCAATACGAAGAATTTACCATCGATCAAGGTGCTGACGTAGCATTTGAACTTCATCTTACTAATAACACAGGTGCAAAGAAAGATTTAACTGATCACACCGTAACTGCTAAGATGAAAAAGAATTATAACAGCGATAGTGCTGATACACATGACTTTACTACGCTTATAGCAACCCCAGCGACCGACGGAGTCGTAACAATATCATTAAATAATACTCAAACCGATGCTCTAAAGTCAGGAAGATATGTTTATGACATAGAACTTTCTCACGTTGACAGCGACAATAATACTGTTGTTGAAAGAATTTTAGAAGGAAGAATCCAAGTAACACCATCGGTGACAAAATGAGTATTATAAATGGCCACAGATAAAATCTTAGTAAAAATTGCTAATAACGCAGAAATAAAAGTTTCTGAAGCGCAAACCATTGTCAAGAAAGTTGTAGTAGGAACACCGATAAGTCGTGTTAACCCTGCCACAGGATTTAATGCTGGAACTCTTGGCGGTGAGTCTGGCGGCTATTATTTAGATTATAATAATTTTACAAACATTCCAAACATACTTGATTCTGGAGATGTATTAGCTCTTGTAGAAACTCAAGATTTAGAAAATATCATAGACAGCGGATCAGGCGTATCGATACTTGGTCCAATTAAAATAACTGATCATATAATTCCAGATTCTAACGAAACCATTGATCTTGGATCTCCTTCTTTTAAATTTAGACACGGATATTTTGCTGGAGGTACGATATTCGTAGGTGGTCTTGCTTTAAAGGATTCTGGCGGTCAACTAACAATTAGTGAAATTGATAATGATGGAAACATTGTTTCTGGAACTCAAAAAGATATTTCAACAAATGTGGATTCAGCTGAAATTTTATCTATCACTGAGCCTAAAATCGATTCTGCTATCAATGCTTTAATCGATGCAGCACCCGAACAACTTAATACTTTAAATGAATTAGCTGCGGCATTAAATGACGATAGTAATGCATTCTCAACCCTAACAGATCTTGCTAACTCTAAACTGGATTCCGCTGAAGCAATACAGCTTATTGATTCTGCCTACGTTCAAGCTCGTGTGGCAGATGCCAATATTGGTGCGCCTACAGATGGTTCTTATGGAGACGGTTTTCTTTCTTTATCTAACACAACTACGATTGCAGATGGTATTGATCAACTAAATGAAGCTATTAAAAATATCGCACAAGACAATTTTGTTCAAAGCGTAAGCTTTGTTGGTTCACCTTTAGCTGGCGGAGAAGGAACCACTGTAACTTTAACCTTAACGACAGTTGGTAATCCTAATCGTTATGATGTATATTGGGGTGATGGTACTGTAGATAGCGCAACAACAGACACTACTCCATCTCACACTTATACATCAAACACTGGATCACCTTATACTGTACAAGTAAGAGCTTTTAATACTCAAGCTGCTGGAAGTGGTAGTGAAGCTTCTCAAACCAGAGACGATTATATTATCATTTACACCGCCGATCCTGCTGTAGCATTTGCTTTATACAGAGACTCTAGTGGAGGCACTTCTTTAAGTGGCAATAATTTATATGTCATAGAAGGAAACAGTTTATATCTTAAAAACAATACAACTAATACTACAATGGCAGATGTATCGTATACAATGAATTGGGGAGATGGTTCTACAAACGATGATATCGATAGTGATAGCGCTGCTGGTGGAGTATTAGGAAGCAGATTAAGTCACACATGGGCAGATGGAACAACAAGCGGTACTGGTCTTGACACATTAACGCTTACGTTAGATAGTCATTCAACTGCAGACCCTTCAGTTATTCCAACCAACGGCACGTTAAGTTTAAAAGTGTATGATCCAGATATTGCTGCACCTAATCTTTTAAGTACTAAAACTATATCACTTGGATTTTCTTCATCAGGCACAAGTCCTAAACTTACTTCAGGCTTTACAGATAACGTATCTGGAGGTTCAACTTTATCTGCTGGAGATACTGTAACTAGGACAACGTCATCTTCAACATTATCTACAAACACGTTATCAACCTTTGCTTATAATGCAGACTCTGGTACATTATCCGCAATTATTAATGGTTCAACTGATGGCTCTATTAGTCTCACTAGTGCCGATAACACTGGATCAAATAGTGCTATTCAAATAACAGATGAGCAAGACTATAATCTTCTTAACGCTTCTGGATCAACCATTTCGTTTAATAATTCAATTTATCACCCTGATTTGTATAAAGGTTATAAAGCAAAAATAAACAAGGCTGCTTCAGTTGGAGTAAACAGTTGGAAAATGGATCATAGTGGAAGTACAACAAATACATTAGAATTTGTAAGAGATGATATAACTTCAACTCCATCTATTTCTTCTACAGGTACATTGGCACAAAATGCTGCAGGCACTTTTAGATATGTTTCTGGAATTCCTTATTACAATTCAGGTTCACCGTCGTTAACTCTATCAGGTACACAAATAAGCAACTTAACTGGACAAACATATAGTGATGTAAGTAATGTGGTTGAGGTATTATCCGGCACAAATTATGAAAGTACAACTAGCTCAGCAATTTCAACTCAAAGTTATACATATGCAAATATTGACGGTGCGTCAACAATGTTATCTGGTGGAATACCGACTACAGACGTTGGAGTTAGTTCAGCATATGCCATCGGAAATTTAACAGTACCTATTACAACATCAAGCGTAAGAACGGTTGAAGCATTAAGTGTTAGAGCAAGAAACACTAATGGTGTAGGTTCTTCTGGTAACTTAACAGAAAAAATTCAAGTGCACACAGCTTCACAATCTGGAATTAGTGAAATTGCAATTGCAGTAGCAGATGCTTTAGGTGGAACATATGATGATGATGGAGTTAGAATTTTTGATTTTAACGGTGATTCAGCCGATACTCCTTCATATACAAGTTCTACAAATTTTTATACAAATAGTCTTTATTCAGAATCTGCAGACCCAGGTGTTGCTGGAACAAAAGAAGCCACAGTTAGACTTGGTATACTAAAACACGATGTAACAAATTATAGCAGTGGATTTTTACCAGCTGGACCAAACAGAAGCGGCGATACCGGTACACAATATTTTACATTTGCTTTTAGAAGAACAGCAGTATCAAATTTCAACATCAATATTACATCTTCCGGAATTGCAGGACTCTTTATTGCGGCACCTGGCACAACTATTGACGATACATCAACATTAAACGGTTGGTTAGATTGTAGTACACAATACGCAGGTGCTGGTGTCCCAGGAGCCGATACCGGAAATGGTGGTAATGGTTCAAACGGATGTGCATCGACAGGAAGCGATATTGTTGCATCTAACACATCTCTCAGTGGTTCTTTTACAATGACTCTTGGAACTGAAAGTTTAACAAATGCTACTAATAACGTAGCTTTAGTTAGAATTGCTTTATCTTCAGGACAAAGCATAACTAGCTTGAGTATTACATAGGAGAATGTAGTGGCTATTACTGATACTCAAAAAGTTGATTATCTTTTTAAGAAAGTTGGATTTGGCGCAACTAAAACAGATGTTAATTCTGTAAAAGGTGCAACAAACGAAGCTATTGCTAGTCCTCTTCTACTAAGAGGTGACAAGATATGGAGCCAGGCTGGATCTATTCCTTCAACAAAACCTGGATCAAGTTCAGGTGTTGTTACCATTTATACAAATTTAGAAACAACAGAAGACACCACAGCTACGGCAAATAGAACATGGAAAACTGGACATACAGATTGGATTCCACCTGAATTTGGATCAACATACCAGCTTGTTGTGTATGCAGATACAACTGGTGCTTCAGATCCAACTAGCACAGGAACACAATTGTTTGCTGCCGGTAGTGGTAACAATGATGAGTGGTTTTTTGATTATCAATCTGGTGTTTTACATTTTATTGGAACTAACTTACCTTCAGCAATGAACGGATCAAATGTTATATTTGTAACCGGTGCTAAGTATACTGGATCTATGGGTAGCAGTAGGGCTGATAATATAGACAATGCAGTTAATAATGATTTAGATTCAGCAGGAACAGGACAAATAGTTGATACATTTCAAGCTTCAGAATTTAGAACATGTAAGTATATAGTTCAGTTAGAGCATGATTCAGATAGTAAGTATCATTCTACTGAAATTCTTTTAACACATAATGGAACTAATGTATTTTTAACAGAATACGCAGAAGTTAAAACTGATTCATCACTAGGTACATTTGATGCCTCAATTGTAAGTGGTGATGTAAAATTTACGTTATCGCCATCATACACTAATACGAGTATTAAAGCAAAAAGGATCAGTGTAGATGCGTAATGTTATAAATAGTATTAATAATTTTACTGTAGGAATAGACCATGGCTGTTAAACAAAATTTTTTAGTTAAGTCAGGTCTTGAAGTAACAGATTCGGCGACAGTCGGAGGAGTTTTCAAGGCTTCAGGCTTACAATATCCTACAGCAGACGGAAATAACAACGAGGTTATTAAAACAAATGGTAGTGGCTCTTTGAGTTTTGGAACTTTGAGAATTCGTGATTTAAGTGATGTCGATTTAACAACCCTTGAAGAAGAGGGACTTTTGATTTTTGATTCAGCTACTAATACTTTCCAAGCCCGGAATGAACTTGTGGGTGCGGACATTACTTCAGACGGAGGTTTTTACTAATGGCATCAATAATCAAGATCAAAAGATCGGGTACCAGTGGAGCTCCTAGTAATTTAAAACTAGGTGAATTTGCGTACTCGTATCTTACGGGAACACAATCAAATGGAGGTGATCGATTATATATCGGTACCGGCGGAACGGATTCAAGTGGCAATGCCAATGACATTGAAATCGCTGGTGGTAAATATTTTACCGATAAATTAGATCACGTAGAAGGAACTCTTACAGCATCAAGTGCAATTATAGTTGATGCTAGCAGTAAGATCGATGTATTAAACGTTGATAATGTTACTATAAATGGTAATACGATATCAACTACTGATACCAATGGTGCTCTTACTCTTTCGCCTGATGGCACGGCCGCAGTAAATGTTCCGGCTGGTTATAAAGACAGAGCCGGATTTGGAAATAACTCTCTTGCTACAAAAGAATATGTTGATGGAGTTGCAGGTGCTACAACTCTTACAATAGCAACCGATTCTTCTGGAACAGATACAATTGATTTAGATACTGATACTTTTTCAATTCTTGGCGTACCAGGTATTAGCACATCAAGAGAAGCTGATAACACTGTCACAATCCGTTTAGATAATACTGCAGTATCTGCAGGTTCATATGGCTCAGTTTCGCAAATACCGACTTTTACTGTTGATGCCCAGGGTCGTTTAACAGCTGCAGCTAATGTCAACATCTCAACTACTCTTTCAGTGGCAGGTGATACAGGATCAGATACCGTTAACCTCCTAGATTCTGATCTTACGTTCACTGGTGGAGAAGGTATTAACACAGCAGTAACTAACAATGTAGTTACAATAGAAGCCGAAGAAGCCACTTATAGTAATAAAGGTGTTGCTAGCTTCAGCAATACAAATTTTACTGTTACCAGCGGTGCCGTAACGACTGCAGATCTTACATTTAATGCTGGTTCAGGATCAGTTGCAATCACTAACGGTGAGTCAATGACAATCACTGGTAATTCAACAGATGGAACCAGTACAGAAACATCAGGCTCGCTGTTAATCATTAGAACAGATGCAGCAACAACAACTCAACGTGGTACAGCATCATTTGATTCATCAGATTTTTCTTTAGACTCTGGAGCTGTATCTATTAAAGATGGCGGAGTTAGTAACGCACAACTTGCAGGATCTATTGAAAATAGTAAACTTTCAAATAGTTCAGTTACTGTAGCTGGTAATACTGGTACACAGGCAATTGATCTTGGTGACACATTAACAATCACAGGTGCAGCAAATACTGCAGCGGCCACACAAACACAACCAATTAGAACATCGCAATCCGGTGATACTCTCACCGTAACAGCAAGAAAAGCTTCTACATCAGTCATTGGTATGGCATCATTTGCATCTGCAGATTTTAACGTAACATCTGGTGCAGTCACAATATCATCTGTTTCAAATGCTCAATTAGCAGGATCTATCGAAAATAGTAAACTCTCAAATAGTACTATCACAATCAGCGATGGTTCTACAACAAACGCAGTTGATCTTGGAGACACCTTTAAGATTTCTACTGGAAGCGGTATTGATTTTGTAGTTAACGGAAGCGATTCTGCTACTATATCCGGCGTTGATGCTAGCGTATCTCAAAAAGGTGTGGCGCAATTTGACAGTGATGATTTTAGTGTAAGTAGCGGACTAGTATCTATTAAAGCAGGTGGCGTTGATGCTGATGAATTAGCTGGAACTCTTGATCTTTCTGGTAAAACAGTAACACTAGCAGCTGGCGAAATCAGTAATGGTGAACTAGCAAATAGTTCAGTAACTATTAATTCTAATTCAGTATCACTTGGCGGTTCAGTAACACTCGACACAGACGATATTTCTGAAGGTTCTACGAATCTTTACTACACTTCTGCTAGAACAGATAGTGATGCTAAGAATGCAATATCCGTAACATTCGTTAGTGGTGATGGTGCGGCATCATATAATTCATCAACAGGCGTTATTTCAATCACTGGTCCAAGCGCAGCCGAAACAAGAGCTCACTTTTCAGGTGGAACTGGCGTAACTATAACAGACGGCGAAGTTGCTATAGGTCAAGCAGTTGCAACGACTTCAGACGTTACATTTAATGATCTGCAAGTTGATGGAAACGCTATTATAGATGGTGATCTTACAGTTCATGGTACAACAACCACAATTAATTCGGCCACAGTAACAACTAACGATCCTTTATTTAATTTAGCGGATTCAAACACTACAGCTGATGCATTAGATATTGGTTTTATTGGTAAGTATTATGATACTACACAAACACGTATAGAACGCACTGGTCTTTTTAGAGATGCATCGGACGGTCAATATAAACTTTTCACAGGTTTATACAACGATAGTGGAACACTTGATAGTGCTACAAACGTAGTTGATATCAGCGGAACAGGTTTTACATATGCTAATTTAAGAGTTGGTACTCTTACCGGTGACGTGACAGGTGATGTAACTGGTACAGTAAGTGATATATCAAATCATTCAACAAGTGATCTTAGTGAAGGAACAAATCTTTACTATACAACTGCAAGAGTTGATTCAGACTTAGGACAAATACTTACAGCAGGTGAAGGTATTGATATTACCGAAGGTGCTGGTATTATCACAGTTGCTGCTGAAGATGCTACAACATCTAATAAAGGTATCGCATCATTCAGTTCAACAAATTTTAGTGTAACATCTGGTGCGGTTTCTACAGCCGATATTACTCTTGCTGGCGGATCTGGCACAGCTGCTGCCACTCTTGGCGAAACGCTTACAATAGCTGGCACAAGTGGACAAGGTATATCAACAAGTGCGACTGGAACAACCGTAACAATTACTGCTGCAAATGCTGCAGCCGATGGAAGCACAAAGGGTGTCGCGGCATTTAATGCAACACACTTTGATGCGGCATCCGGAGTTATTTCTGCAGCTGATATTACGCTTTACAGTGGTGATGATCAAAATGGACAATCAACTGGAATAGCCGCAACCATAGGTGAATCTTTTAACATTTATGGTGATTTTGATCAAGGTATCCAAACAAATGTAGCAAGTGGTAATCTTGTAGTAACTGGTAGAAATGCCACTGTAACTACAAAAGGTGTAGCATCATTCGATTCAGATATATTTGGAGTTACATCTGGAGCAGTTACAGTTGAAACAATTGACGGTGGAAGTTATTAATAAATAGTCAGAAGGTTTTTTAATCTTCTGACTTAAAACAAAACCTTTTTTAAGGAATCTAAATGGCTACTAATATTAAGCTGAAAAAGTCTGCTGTTGCAGGCAAAGTACCTTTATCAACAGATCTTGAATATGGTGAACTTGCCATCAACTATGCTGATGGTATTATATATTTTAAAAATTCTAGCAATACAGTTCAAAGCATAACCAGCACTCCTGCTGGTATTGATTCAGCAGCTACTATAGGCCTTATTGATTCAGCTTATGTACAAGCACGTCAAACAGATTTTGTAGAACTGACGGATCTAAGTGTCACAACAGCTGGTGTTGCATCCGGCGGTGGTTCACTTAATTATAATACCGCTACAGGTGCATTTACCTTTACTCCAGCTTCTATTCCAAGCGCACTTGATTCAGCAGCCACTATAGCCTTAATAGATTCCGCATATGTCCAAGCAAGAGAAGGCAGCGTTGCTGCTCCAGATGGCGTTGATTCTGCAGCAACAATTGCTTTAATCGATTCAGCTTATGTTCAAGCGCGTCAAGCAGATCTTCAAAGAGACTCTGCTTTTATAAGAGGTGTGTTTTCTGCTTCAGGTGATTTGACTTATAATTCTAGTTCTGGTGAATTTAGCATTGATGTAGAATCGGTATATACAGCAGATAATTTTGATAGTGATTATATATTAGCAAAAGATTCTGCAAATACCGCAGTTGAAAGAAATAAACATGACGCAACTACTAAAAACTTTTCTGTAACAGTTGCTTCAAAAACCGCTGATCATGTTTACAATGGTTCAGGTAGTGGAAGTGGTTATGTTATTGATGGAACTCAATCTCCGATAGTACAATTACAAATAGGAAGAACATATCGTTTTACTCTTAGTTCAAGTGATATGTCTAGCCACCCATTTAGATTTTATTATGATGCAGCAAGAAATACACAATATACTACTAATGTAACAACTACATCTACATATGCTGAAATTGAAATAACAGAATCCACGCCACCAGTATTACATTATCAATGTTCAGCTCATGGATATATGGGGCATGCTCTTGTAATTGGTACACGTAATTTAACTGGATTTACAACTTCAGATTTATCTGAGGGTAGTAATCAATATTATACAGAAGCAAGAATAGAGAGTCAAGTTGATTCAGCATATGTTCAAGCTAGACAAACAACTACAACTATAACTGATTCAAATGCTGTTATTGATATTGTAGATTCGGCTTATGTACAAGCAAGGCAGGTTGATCTTCAAAGAGATTCAGCTTTCGTTACTAATATAGTAGATTCTTCATATATACAAAATCGTCAAATAAAATATACAAATGCAGATTTTGCTGATTCGTCTTTTGTTACAACACAAATTAACAATCTTATTGATGGTGCACCTGGTACGTTAGATACTCTTAATGAAATAGCGGCTGCATTAAATGATGATGATTCTGCTTACAATACTTTAGTTGGACTTATAAACGCAAAATCAGATTTGGATTCTACAGATGCAATTGCTTTAATTGATTCTGCTTATGTGCAAGCAAGAACAGTGGCAGGTACTGATTCATCAGCCACGCAAGCGATGATCGATTCATCAATATCTTTTCAGGTTGACTCTGCTTATGTTCAAGCCAGACAAATAAACAATCCTTCTGGTGTTGATTCTGCTGCAACGATTGCTTTAATAGACTCTGCTTACGTACAAGCTCGACAAACAACTAGTGTATCTGGCGTAGATTCTGCTGCAACTCTTGCTTTAATAGATAGCAGTCATGTACAATCTAAGTTTAATACTCTTAGAGAAAGTGATAACACACTAATAGTATCTGGTAATATTATACCATCTGCTGATAGTTCATTTAGCCTTGGTACTTCAGATAAAAAATTCAAAGATATACATTTATCAGGCGGTACGGTCTTTATTGATAATCTTGCTTTATCTGCAGATTCAGCAACAAGAACAATTAGTATTGGTGAACTTGACAGTGCAGGTGTTGTAAATGTTATAGGTGTGGTTGCAACGGTAGATTCTGCTGGTGTTTCTGCTATTGTTGACTCAGCGTTTTTAGAAGCTAGGTTACAATCATTTGTATCAGAAGCTGAATTAGCAGCATTTAATTATAGTACCTTTGATTCTACTAGCGCTACTAATTTAATTGATTCAGCTTATGTTCAGGCAAGACAAACTTCAGGCGGTGGTGGAAGCGGATTAGACTCTACAAGTACAATCGCTTTAATAGATTCTGCTTATGTACAAGCAAGACAAACAGTTGGCATTACTGGTATTGATGTACAAGATCAAGGGTATACTCTTAGTACAAAAGCAACGGCATTAAATTTTACAGGTTCCATTGTAACAGCTGCAGGCGATGGTGGTACCACCAAAACTATCACAATAAACGGACTAGATTCATCAAGTGTTACGGGTGTTGTAGATTCAAATTATGTTCAAGCAAGAGTTGATTCATCATTTGTTACTGGTATAATTGATTCAGATTATATACAAGCTAGAGATAGAATTAGAGATTCAGCATTTGTAACAAACATAGTCGACCAAACATATATAAATAGCACATTAGGAGCAGATTATGGAGGCATTGATGCAACTACTATTGTTGAATTGCTTTTAACATCTATAAATGTTAACTATGGAACACTAACATCTCCTGCAAGTTTAAAATCTAATTATGGAACAATATAAATAAGTTAGAGGATAATAGAATAATATGGCATTACAATTTAGACGAGGACTAGATTCAGATAGAGGTACCATCACGCCTTTAGCGGGTGAACCAGTATTTGTAACTGATACGAATAGATTATTCATAGGTGACGGCACATCCGCCGGCGGAAAGGACATTGTTACAGAAGCACTAGGAAGTGTAAAAGGGCACATAGTTCCAGAAACTGATAGTACCTATGACTTAGGTGATAGTTCCAAAAAATTTAGAGATTTATACTTAAGTGGTAACTCAATCTATTTAGGTAATAACTTAATACTTTCTAATGATGGTGGCACATTTACAGCAAAAGATTCCTCTAACACTACAATCGATATATCATTAGCTGCAAATACAACAGATGATCTTAGTGAAGGATCCTCTAATCTTTATTATACGACTGCAAGAGCCAATTCTGCCTTTGACGATAGATTAGCCACTAAGACTGCAGACAATTTAACAGAAGGCTCTACAAATCTTTATTATACAAACGCTCGAGTAGATAATAGAATTCCATCTGTTGTTGATAGTGCATATGTTCAAGCTCGACAAACTTCAAGTGATGGAAGCGGATTAGATTCATCTGAAACGATTGCTCTTATCGATTCAGCTTACGTACAAGCTAGACAAACATCAAGTGGTGGTGGAAATGATTCAGCGACTACGATTGCTCTTATTGATTCAGACTATGTTCAAGCAAGACAGGACTTTGCATATGGTTCTTTAACAGGTACGCCTACAATTCCAACACTTGGTACAGACTTTATTGACTCAGCTGAAGCAATCAAGCTGATTACAGCCAATGCAATTGACTCTAGTGTTGCTCTTCAGTTATTACTTGATTCAATTGAAACAATTGCGTTAATCGATTCTGCCTATGTTGCTGCTAGAGCTCCAGCTAGCACTGATTCTGCAGCTACACAGGCAATGATAGATTCTTCATTAGGCGCTCAAATTGATTCAGATTATATTCAAGCTAGACAAACTACACCAATTCCATCATTTACAAAAATATCAATTTCTGGTCAAGGTGATGTTGTTGCGGATGACAGTGCTGCACTTCCAAACTGGGCAAGTGGTACTCAACAAGCTAAATTAACAGCTTCTGATGGAGCTGCTGGAGATGCATTTGGTCATGGCGTATCTATATCAGAAGATGGTAATTATGCAGTAGTAGGTGCTTATAATGATGATGATGGAGGTACTTACGCAGGAACCGCATTTGTTTATATAAGATCTGGTACAACTTGGACACAACAAGCAAAAATACAAGCAAGTGATGCAGCTGGAAATGATTATTTTGGTAATTCTTGCGCCATTGATGCTGACGGTGATACAATTATAGTTGGTGCTAGAAAAGAAAACAGTAATGCAGGTGCAGCTTATGTATTTACAAGATCAGGTACGACTTGGACACAACAAGCAAAAATATCAGCAGTAGGCACATCTCCTGCATATTTTGGAAAATCTGTTGCAATTGCTGATGATGGAGATACAGTAGCTATAGGTTGTGATGGAGGTGGAAGTCCTAGTAACTCTGGTCAAGTAGCAACGTTTACTCGATCAGGTTCAACATGGTCTCATCAACAAACTCTAACTGCATCTGATGCAGCAGCCAATGACTATTTTGGAAGACACGTAACTATATCTGGTGATGGTTTATATATTTCATCAGGATCTATTGAAGATGATGGTGGAGGTGGTAGTGGTTCAGGATCTGCATACATATTTTTTTACAGCGGAAGTTCTTGGTCTCAACAAGCTAAAATAGCAGCTTCTGATGGAGCATCAAACGATAAATTTGGTAGGTCAGTTTCTCTTGATCAAGACGGTGATACAATTATAGTTGGTGCTTATCAAGACCATTTAAATAGTAATAATAATGGTTCTGCATATATTTTTACAAGATCTGGAACTAGTTGGTCGCAGCAGGCTAAACTAACTGCTAGTGGCACACCTTCAAACGATGATGAATTTGGTAACTCAGTTTCAATATCGAATGACGGAAACGTGGCAGTAAGTGTTGCTCGTAGGGAAGCAAATAGTGGAGCTGGTGATGGTACTGTGTATATTTTTACTAGAGATGATACAACATGGACTGAACAATTATCAATATTTGGAACTGAAAATGTTGGCGGTAATTTAGCGTTTGAACCACATGCTATGGATATATCAGGTGATGGTCAAACCATAATTGCAGGTAATCATGGCGCTAGTAGTACTAAAGGTCACGCATTAGTATTTAATGCACCATTGAGTGTATTATTATCAGATACTCTTACACTTGAAGCTGGTTCAAATGTTACTCTTACAAGCACACCAGGTACAGATACAATCGCAATTGCATCAAGTACAGATTCAACTGCTACTCAAGCAATGATCGATTCCTCTATTGGATTTCAAGTTGATTCAGCTTATGTTCAAGCAAGACAATCTGGTGGTGAAATTACAATACAAGAAGAAGGATCTTCGTTATCAACTGCGGCCACTACATTAAATTTTGTAGGTAGCTCTGTCACAGCTTCTGGAACTGGCACTACAAAAACAATTACAATTACTGGTGGCGGTGGAAATGATTCAGCGACTACAATAGCACTTATTGACTCATCTTACGTACAAGCAAGGCAAAATCCTGGAATCACACAAGTCGATTCATCTCTTTCAAGTACAGATTCTGCACAAATTATAGATTCCTTTGCGGCAGCTACATATAGAACAGTTAAGTACGTAGCTCAACTCACTGATTCTGGTAGATATCATTCTGAAGAAATTTTACTTTCACATGATGGTACCAATGTTGCTATGACGAGTTACGGTAAATTGTTATTAGATTCAGACTTAGGAACATTTGATGGCAGTATTTCAGGCGGTAACGTGAGACTCACATTAAGTCCAACTTATGGCAATACTTCAGTTAAGTTGAGAGCGATAAGAACTGAAGTATAGATATCATTATAATATAAGGAGTATATGATGGAAAAACAAGATAATTCGAATATGGTTATAATCGACGATAAAGAATATAAGATTGAAGATTTTAATAAGGAGCAAACTTATCACATAACTCAAATCAGAGATTTACAAGCAAAAGCTGCTGATCTTCGTTTTAAGCTTGATCAGCTTACAACTGCTGAAAAGGCATTTACGAGTTTACTAGTAAAGTCTTTAACAACAGAAGAAGAGCCTAAAACTGAGGAATAATTAGTTAATGCCAACTGCAGATAAAAAGAACTTTATTGTTGAAAAAGGTGTAGAACTTGAAGGTGGATTTACACTTAATAATGTTTCCGTAACAAATCTTATCGATTCAGCTGGTGCTACTACGATATTAACTGATTCGACTAATGCTGCAACAATTATAAATTCAGTTGGAAATTATGTAAAAGGTTATGATTCAAGTGATCTTCTTCCTCTTTCAAATAACACTACTGGTGAACTTAATTACGTAAAAGAAACGAATCGTTTATATCTTTGGAATGGAAGTGGCTGGTATAACATTGCAATAGTTAACAACACTCCTACTATGACAACGACTCCAGATTCAAGCTATACTATGGATTCGGTTGGTGCTTCACTTACAATTACATTAGTAGCTACAGATTCTGAAGGTTTACCAATAACCTATTCTGCAACTTCAGATTCATCAAGCACCTTTGTGACAATCACGCAAGACTCAGGCGTATTTACGATTACACCATTAACTCAAGCACAACTTGATTCTAACGGAGTTAGTGAAGGTGGAACGTTCTCAATAAACTTTAAAGCATCAGATGGTGTTAATATTGTTCCTAACGTAACTAATTTTACTTTAACAATCACCGCTCAGCCAGTAACAAACAGTAAATACACTTCAGCTTTAGTAACTGCAACAGGCACATCTGATAATAGTGATATTAGTGATGCATCATCTAATAATATTAGCTTAACAAAGCCTGATGATCTTAGAAATTCAAGTTTTAGTCCTTATAGGCACGGTGGATACAGCTGGTATGGATCTGCGAGCGGTGCATATTCAACTGCCACTGTTGGCACAATAGGTACTAATGAATTTACGATTGAATGTTGGGTGTACTGGCCAACGGTAAGTGGACCGGAAGGCGTTTTTGAAATTAATACTTCATTAGCACCTAGTAGTCAAACGAACACTATAAGTGTGTTCACTCGTAGTTCAACTTATAGTTACAATTGGGCATTTGCAACTAACGGCACTCAAGTAAACTCAAGCACAGCACCAACAGCAAACACCTGGCATCACGTTGCGCTTGTAAGAAATTCGAGTAATTTAATAACGCTGTATATTGATGGTACTTCATTAATAACTCGTACCGATTCAACAAATATAAGTGCCACTACTTTAGCAATAGGAAGATATTATAATACGACATTTAACGTAAACGGATATATTCATGACTTTAGAATAGTAAACGGTACTGCTGTTTACACATCAAATTTTACGCCACCGACAGAAAAATTAACAGCTGTTACAAATACTGATTTATTAGCTTATCGTAATGGTACATTCATGGACGAGTCAACAAATTCTCGTTTTATATTTCAAGGAATAGGCGTAGAAGCTCAGCCGTTTACGCCATACGATAATGTACCGTATGAAGTTGCTGATCATGGAGGATCGATCTACTTCGATGGTGGTGCTGAGTATATTACCCCTGCGTCGCTAGGAAATTCATCAGTTACAGATTTTACAATATCCTTTTGGATGTATCCAGAAAGTCTTGCTATTAACACAAGCCTTTATCCACGAGTGTTGACAATCGGTGGCCCTGGAGATGACTCAGATAACTTTATTGTTTATGTAGATACTAGTTATCAAATTAAATTATACACTGGTAGTGCTGTAAGAATTGAAAGCGGATCTGGATCGAGTGGAGTTTTAAGACCAAACAATTGGCATCATGTTGTAATAAAAAGAAACTCAGGCACTTGGCGAATGATAGTCAATGGTGTTTCGCAAGGAACATACACTCAGTCAGCTGGAATAGATTTTACAAGTGGTATGAACATAGGAAAAAATACTACGGCGGCTGGTTATTATACAGGGAATATTTCAGATTTTAAAATAGAGTTTAGTTCTACCAGTTCCAGCACGGCAACCGTTCCAACGTCTCCATACTCTTCGACAGGAACTGAACTACACCTTAAAGGTACAGACGCTTCCGTTGTTGATAAGGCACAAAAAAATAATACTATACTTAACGGTAATACAACTGGATCAACGACTCAAGCTAAGTTTTCAGCTAAATCAATGTATTTTGATGGTACTGATGATTATGTTTCAATGAGTAATTTTGAATCTTTACCTGGTGATTTTACAATAGAGGCGTGGATTTATATGACTTCTGTTTCAGCTGAAGGAATCGTGTGTAGAGGGCGTAATTCAGCAGGAGGTCACTTATGGTATGTTGAAAATAGTAGATTGAAATTTAGAGCTTACAATGGTTCAGGTAGTAATCAGGGAGATATTCAGGCCGCCACCGCTTTAAGTGCAAATACTTGGAACCATGTTGCGATAACGAGATCTGGAAGCACACTACGTTTCTTTATAAATGGAACTTTAGATGCTACTACTGGGACATTATCGCCTACTAATGGACCTATGAATAGCACAGATGATATGGAAATTGGAGGATATACTTATAACGGTAGTCACCTTTTGCCGTTTAGTGGTTATATGCAAGATGTTAGAATCACAAAGGGATTAGCTCGTTATACAGCAAGTTTTACTGTGCCTAGTGCATCACTAGAAGGATAAATAGTAGGATTAATAAGGATTTAAAAATTAATGCCAACTGCAGATAAAAAGAACTTTATATTAAGCAATGGATTAGAAGCTGAACAATCGATAAAGCTTGGCGGAACAACTCATACGTCTTTGCTAGACTCTTCTGCCGTCGTTAGTGTAGCTTCAGAATCTTCTACTGCAAAAAGTATTAGTAAAACTGGTGGCTTACTGTGTAAAAATTATGATTCAGCAGATCTTCTTCCTACAAGCGGTGTTGACTCTGGAGAATTTGGATTCGTAACATCCACTGATCGCTTATACATTTGGAACGGAAGTGGCTGGTATAATATCGCTTTGGTTAATACTACACCAACTTTATCGACCACTCCAGATTCAAATTATTCTATGGACTCGGTTGGTGCTTCTTTATCTATTACAATTTTAGCTGCTGATCCAGAAGAAGTACCAATAACTTATACTGCAACTTCAGATTCGTCAAGCTCTTTTGTTAATATCACACAAGACTCAGGCGTATTTACTATCACGCCATTAACTCAAGCTCAGTTAGACTCTAACGGTGTCGGTACAGGTGGAACTTTCTCGATTACTTTTAAAGCGTCAGATGGAGTTAACATAGCACCGGCAGTAAGTAATTTTACTTTGACAATAGCATTTCCTTTTGGAATATATGACTGGACTCAAGGATCGCAACAAGCAAAAATAAAGGCAACAAGCGGAGCAGCTAATGAATATTATGGATGGGATGTTGCCATCGATAAGGATGCAAATACAGCAATTGCTTCTGTTCCATATGGTAATACTACCGTTGCTGGCCAAGGAGAGGTATTTGTATATACACTAGGATCTGCTTACGATTGGAACAATAATAGTATTTCTTCTAGCAACCAAAATTATAGTCAGTATGGTGCGATGGATGAAATAGGAGTATTTGATTTCTCAAGCGATGGAAACCACGTATTTATTTACGGTCGAGCTGGATCTAATCCAGATCATGTATATAGATATCCTTTATCAACTGCATATGATGTAACAACAACTTCTAATTCAAATGTTCAAAATATAGATGTTTCTGGTCAGTCCATAGATGGTACTGGTAGCGCCGCTGCAACAGATGGATACGCAATGAAAATCGGTAAAAATGGAACTCGATTATATATTGTAGATCATGGAGATAATGTTTTTCAATGGGATTTATCAACAGCAAATGATTTAACTTCAGCATCATACGGTACATCTTTCGATGTATCTACCCAAGCAACTGATCCATCTGGAATAGAATTTAATTCCGATGGAACAAAGATGTACGTTGGAGACGAGCAAGATAGAACAATATATGAATATAATTTATCTACCGCATGGGAAGTAAACACTGCAACTTACAGTCAAAGTAGATCTTTTGCAACAGCTGGCTCCGGTGGAGATCAAGCGTCTAACACCAATTTAGTTACTACACAAAGAGGGATTGCTTTCAATAATGATGGAACAAGAATATACATTGTATGTAATGCAAATAATGTAGTATATAGATTTGATCTATCAACTGCTTATGATATTACAACAGCGGTCTATAATAAATGGAATGGATCAACTCTTATTGGTTATGTGGCTCTTGGTAGCAACAACTATTTTGATTTAAAATGGAATCCTGACGGAAGTAAAATGTACGTAGGTGTACCTTCGGATGATAGAATAAGACAATACGGCACTCCTGCTCAGTGGAGTGAACAACAAATATTAAATTTAAATTCTACTAGCAACTCGTACTTCGGTTGGTCAGCTGACATCGCGAGTGATGGCGATACTATAGTGGCTGGTGCAGTGTCAGATAACGCAGGCAGTGGAGGCAGACTAGGCGTATTCAATAGAGATAGTGCCGGCGGAACTTGGACACTTGATAGCTCATTATCAGCATCAGATGCCGCGGATGGAGACTTTCTCGGAGAAGGATGCGCAATCTCTGGAGATGGAAACACAATAATAGGTGGTGCGGCTAGAAAAGGATCAGGCACGACTAGAGGAGCAGCATATATTTTCACAAAAGGGATTACTAAGTATGATTTAGGAAGTTATGGGCTTACTCAGACTTCATCAGCTCTCACTGAAGATGCTAGCCCTCAGGGAATCTTATTTAATGCCGATGGCACAAAGATGTATACTGCAGGCGACAATAACGACACTGTTTATCAATATTCATTATCTACCGCATACGATCTTTCAACTATATCATATGACAATGTATCTTTAGATATTTCGGGTGGAAGCTTATACGCTGAAACAAATAATGTTTGGGGAATAAGGTGGAACGATGATGGAACTAAGTTGTTCGCTATATGTCGTGATAGAGATGATATAGTCGCATATGATTTAACCACGCCTTATGACTTAAGTACTGGATCCTACAATAATGAAGTATTTGATATTAGTGGTCAAGACGGCAGTGGTGCAGGTTTTTCTTTTAAACCAGATGGCACAAAGATGTATATGGTTGGTTATGTAAACGATAAGGTCTTTCAGTATTCGTTATCTACAGCTTATGACGTTTCGACTGCATCATACGATAGTGCATCTTTTAGCGTAGCTTCTCAGGATACAACTCCACAAGATGTTGTTTTTAACCCTGATGGAAATAAAATGTTTATTCTTGGAGACACTAATAACGCAATTTATCAATATTCTCTATCAACAGCATGGGACATAACCACTGCATCATACGATAACACATCAAAGTCAATTGTTGAATCTAGCCCTAGGCAGATGGTTTTTGGTCCTAATGGAGATAACTTTTTTACAATAGGACGAGGTAGCGATAAAGTTAGAAAATATAGTACTGGAGGTTGGAATCAACAAGCAAAAATAACACCAGCAACAGCAGCAGTCGGTTCTGGTAGTGCAGATTTTGGTAAAGCGGTAACTATCACGAATGACGGTAATGCTGTCGCAATTGGCGCACCAGGAAATTCAATTGCAAGTGGTAGCATTCAAGGTCACGTTGAAGTTTATACAAGATCAGGATCTACGTGGACGCATCTTCAAAGTATTACACAATCTTCTCCATCAAGTAAAGATGGTTTTGGTTGGACAGTTTCATTATCGGGAAATGATGGTTATACTTTAGCTATTGGCCAACACTATGAAACTACTAATGATGAAGGTAATTGTTGGATCTTTACAAGAGATAGTGCTGGCGGAACTTTTTCTGAACAAAAAGCTTTAAGGCCTAGTGTCACCAATACTGAAGATTTTGGTATAAATGTGAGCCTTTCAGATGATGGAAATTCAGTACTTGTAGGAGCTCAAGCAGATGATACAGGTGGAACTGCATTTGTATATAGAAGATCAAGCAATCAAGATTCAGATTGGACAGAAAAGAAAAAATTAGCAGCATCAGATGCTGCAGGTGATGACTATTTTGGTTATGCAGTTTCACTGTCAGGAGACGGTTCATCTGCAATTGTTGGTGCTTGGGGTGAAGATACTAACGGAAGTCAGTCTGGTTCTGCATATATATTTAAAGCGCCAGATTCAGCTTAATAGGAATAAAGAGAGAAATAAATGTCAACAGCATTTAAAAGAAAATTTAACGTTAATGGAATTGAAGTTACAGACAACTTGAAACTCGGTGACACCACAGTTTCAAGTCTTGTAGATTCAAGTATTACTACAAGTGTTGCTACTTCTTCTTCTGTATCTCTTTCTATAGTTCAAAACGCTGGAAACCCATCAGCAAAGATATACGACTCTGCAGAACTTTTGCCTGGGACAGAAGATTCTGGAGCCATGGCTTTAGTAACAGAAACAAATCGCTTGTATATCTGGAACGGTACCGGTTGGTATAACATTGCTTTAATTAACAATTCACCGGTTATTACAACGTCACCAGATTCAAATTATTCTATAGAATCTCCTAATTCTGCCAGTATAACTATAGCAGCCACTGATTCAGAAGGCCTTCCTATTAGTTTCACTAGCACAGCATCTGATTCTGCATCAAATTTTGTTACAATCACACAAGATTCGAATGGTGATTCTTCCACGTTTACAGTTACAGCGTTGGCGGAAGCAACGATTATTAGCAACGGTTTTCCAACAGGTGGAACATTTACTATCACGTTCAAAGCTTCTGATGGAGTCAATGTTGTTCCTAAGTTAAGTAATTTTACAATTACTATAGCTATAGTATATAATCCTGGAATTTCAATTGAATTGCAAAAGGTAGCTGCTGATGATGCTCAAACTGCAGATTACTATGGGTTTGACGTAGATATTTCCGGAGACGGTAATTATGCTATAGTCGGCGCGTATGGAGAAGACACTACCGCTTCTGCAGCTGGTTCAGCTTACATATTGTACAAAGCGAGTGACACTTGGACACAACAAGCGAAGATACAAGCCTCAGACGCGAGTAGCAGTGACAATTTTGGTTATAGCGTAGCAATATCAAAAGATGGTAACTATGCTATAGTTGGCGCAAAAGCGGCTCCAGCAACAGGTGCTGGTTCATCTGGAGCAGCTTATGTCTTCATAAGATCGGGCACCACTTGGACACAACAAGCAAAACTTGAAAACACTTCTACACCTGGGCCTGTCAACGGCGATTGGTTTGGCGTTAGTGTAGCTCTTTCGAGTAATGGCACCTATGCGGTGGTAGGTTCACATAATAAAACTGAAAATGGATCTGGAAGTGGAGTGGCTTATGTTTTTGTAAGATCAAGTACAACTTGGACTTTACAACAAAAAATTTTAGGGAGTACTGTTGATGCTTCTGACTATTATGGATTTAGCGTTGATATAAACGATGATGGTGATAGAGTTGTCGTAGGCGCTTATGGTAAATCACGTGCTTTCGCTTGGTCTAGATCCGGCACAACTTGGACCGAAACTAAAATACTTGAGCCATCACAGGCAACCAGCTCAGAACGTTTTGGAAGAGGCGTTGCTATATCAGGAGATGGTAATACTATCGCTGTAGGCGCGTCGCGTGAAGTACATAGCAGCACTACAAGACCGGGTGCTGGATATGTTTTTGTGTATGGAGATCATAATTATGATGTCGAGAATGCAACGCACGATCATTCGTCGGCTACTTTAACCCAAGATACCAATCCTTCGGCGTGTTTATTTAATGGTGATGGGACAAAGGTGTATTTATTTGGTTATACCGGTGATAAAATATATCAATACACGCTGTCAACTGCATACGATGTTTCGTCATCTTCATTGTCATATGATGGTAGTAGCTCAGACATTACTTTATCAAATATATCAGGTGATGGTACAGGAGCGAGATGGAATAATGACGGAACCAAATTGTTTATAATAGATAAAACTAATGATAGACTTCATCAGTATAGTTTATCTACTGCTTACGATGTAGATACAATGTCACATGACGGCTACTTTTCGCTTACCGGATCCACTGGCGATCTTTTTGGATTTGACTTTAACAACGATGGGACAAAATTTTATGTAGTCGATAGAACTAACGATAGAGTAGATCAATACAGAATGACAAAACCGTATGACTATACGAGCGCGGTGTATGATAGCGTAAACGTGACTGTAACGACTGATCCTTTTTCGATTGCATTTAATTCCACCGGAACTGTGTTTTTTATATCTGACGACGATGGCACTGCTAGCATATACGCGTATGAATGTGAAACCGCGTGGGATATATCAAACGCTACTCAAATATACAGCCTTAATGTTAGTGGCCAAGAAATATATCCAAAACAGATAACTTTCAATCCTGACGGAAGTAAAATGTTTTTGGTTGGAAACGATAGTGATCAAATTCAAAGATATGATACGCAAACAGCCAATACTTGGTATCAACAAGTTCGTGTCATAGCATCAAATAGTCCTAGGTATGGTGCTGAACTTGGTAATAAGGCCGCGATAACAAGCAATGGCAATCAAGTGTATTTTACTGCGGATAGAGATCAGACCGCTGGTGGCGTTGACAATGCAGGTGCCACATACGCATACACAAGAGTCGGTTCAAACTGGGCCGAGTCTAACATACTGTATGCGAGCAATCGTAAACAGTCACAACATTTTGGAGACGGAATAGCAGTTACTGCGGCCGGCCAATATGTATTAGTAGGTTCCGGTAGAGAAGACCAAGGTGGCAATATAAATAATGACTATGGCGCAGTTTACTTCTTTGAAAATTTCGAAAAACCCGACTTTGTTTGGAACAATAGGCGTGAACAAATTCAATTACAAAGTTCTGACGCCGCGTCCAGTGATTATTTTGGTTGGTCAACACACTTATCAACTGACGGAAATGTAGGTGCGGTTGGAGCTCCAAATGAAAATTCAAGTGATGGTGCTTTATACGTTTTTAGTAGAAGCGCAGGTACATGGTCACAAGCAGCAAATCTAAATGCGAGTGATGAAACGTCAACCGATGACGCACAAATGGGAATTAGTTGTTCCGTGTCCGGTGATGGTAAGTATGCGGTTGCAGGCGCTCCTTATGCAAGGTCGTCTCTAGCAACTTTAGATGTCGGCGCGGCCTACGTGTTTAATGATAGTAAATATAATATAGGAGCTTCTTCTCTCGTTCACTCATCAGCTGCAATAAGTGAAGATACTTTCCCTAATGGACTTTTATTTAATGCCGATGGCACAAAGGCGTATATTGCAGGTGATACCAATGACAGTGTTTTTCAATATTCGTTGTCTACAGCCTTTGATGTTACAAGTTCATCAATGTCATACGACAACGTATCTTTAGATATTTCAGGTGGAGATATATATTCTGAAACAAACAATGTTTGGGGAATGCGTTGGAATGATGACGGAACTAAGCTATTTGTCGTATGCCGTGATCGAGACGATGTAGTCGCATATGATTTAACTACAGCTTATGATATAAGTACTGGATCTTATAACAATGAAGTACTTGATGTTAGTAGTCAAGACGGCAATCCCGCAGGTCTTTTCTTTAAACCAGATGGCACAAAGATGTATCTAGTTGGCTATTCAAACGATAGTGTCTATCAATACACGTTGTCAACTGCATACGATGTTTCAACCGCGTCATACGATAGCGTATCTTTTAGCGTAGCTTCTCAAGATACAACTCCAGATGATGTTGCTTTTACTCCAGATGGAACTAGAATGTTTATTGTTGGAGACACTAATAACGGAGTTTATCAGTATTCGTTATCAACCGCATGGGACGTAAGCACGGCTCAATACGATGGTATATCATATACTGATCTGAATGAAGGTTCGCCTAGGCAGATTGTTTTCGATAATGATGGATCACATTATTTTATTATAGGACGATCCAGTGATAGAATCAGAAAAATTAGTTGTTCAGGGTGGGCGCAATTGGCTAAATTAGACAATCAAACCAGCCAAGTTAATGATGATAAGTTGGGAATGGATGTCGATATAACAAACGATGGCGAGTATGTCATAGCTGGAGATCCCGGTAGAGGAAGCAGTGGCGTAGCTTGGATATTTAAAAAGTATGGCACTGGTTACGCTGGATACACAACTACTCCACAAACTTATCTAGAAGCTAGTGACGCATCATCAAGGACAAATTCTGAAGCTGGAAATGCTGTCGCTATAAACAAAGACGATGGCACTATAGCTTTAGTGGGAGCTCCTAACTATTATAGCGGGCGTGGCGCTGTGTGGGTATACTCAAGGTCAGGTTCAACTTGGACAGAAATAAGTAAAATTCAGCACGAAGTGAATGATCAAAGTAGCAGTGACAAGTTTGGAGTATCAGTTGGTCTATCTGCAGACGGAAATACTGCAATAGTAGGGGCGCATCAATACGATCTTCCTTCTAAATCTAACTCTGGAAGCGCGTTTGTTTATGAAAAGCAGACCGCTGGCTATAGCCTTTATAACATGTCTTATGACAGCGTTGCATCCGATTCAATTAATTCACAAGAATCATCTCCTACAAGTATACTATTTAATAACGACGGAACTAAAGTATACATTTTAGGGTATACTAGCGATCGCATTCATCAGTACAGTTTGTCAACTCCATACGACATCACGTCATCTTCAATGTCATATGATGATGTGTCGTACGATTTTACTGAAACTGGTATACCTCAAGAGATGAAATGGAACGATGATGGAACTAAAATATTTGTTTGCGACAGAAGCGATAGATACATATTCGAATATAATTTAAGCACTGCTTATGACGTAAGTACTATATCATACAGTAACAATAGCTATTATATATCTCAGTCAACCCTCCCACAGGGATTTGATTTCAACGGCGACGGAACAAAAATGTTTGTTGCATGCGATGGTACTGATTATATTTATCAATACTCGTTAAGCACGGCTTACAGTCTCGCTAGTGTGACATACGACAACGTATATTTTAATCATTCTAGTCAAACCAGTGGCGCTAGCGGTCTTATTTTTTCGCCTGATGGCAAAAAATTATTTATAGTTTCAGATAGTAGTAATAAAGTTTGGGAATATCATTTACCTGTCGCATATGATTTAAGCACTATGTATCATGCGACTGAACCATCATACGGAATTCTTGTAAGCAGTCAAGACTCTGGACCAAACGGTATAGCTTTTAACGCCGATGGCACAAAAATGTTTATTGTTGGTATGAGTACTGATAAGATTTATAGGTATTCCACCGGTGGAGTATCATGGATTCGAAGTGCTTCGGGTTGGCTGCAGCCTGATGATATAGCAGCTAGTGATTATTTTGGTGAATATGTCGCTATATCTGACGATGGTAAAACTGTAACTGCCGCTTCCAGACAGTGGAGTAGTAAAAAAGGTAAATTTTATATATGGCAAAAAGCAAGTGATGGCAGCTGGCAGCAGATGGGTGATAACATACAGGCTTCTAACGCTGGCACCGATGATCAGTTTGGTAGAGGACTATCAATATCTGGTGATGGAGGAACCATATTATCAGGAGCAAATCAAGAAGATACTACAGCCGGTGACGCGGGTTCAGCTTATGTTTTTATAACTACGCACGATTAAATATGATGAAGGATAAAAGTATATAAATAGTATAAAAGGATTTTAAAATGGCAGCTCCTACATCACGCGCAACTCTTATAGATTATTGCAAAAGACGTCTAGGCGAACCAGTTATCGAAATCAATGTAGATGAAGATCAATTGGAAGACCGAGTAGACGAGGCCTTACAGTATTATCGTGAATATCATTCGGACGCTACGGTAAGAACCTATCTTAAACATCAAGTTACAGCAACAGATGTAGCTAATGAGTATATTACACTAGCAAGTAATATCATATTTGTTTCTAAAATGTTTCCTTTAACAAGTTCATTTAATAATTCTAGAAACTTTTTTGACATTAAGTATCAAATGATGTTAAATGACATTGCTGATCTTATGAATTTTGCAGGTGATCTTGCATACTATGAGCAAATGCAACAATATCTATCATTATTAGACATGAAATTAAACGGTCACCCGCAAGTTCAGTTTTCAAGAAGACAAAATAGATTATATATCTTTGGAGATTTTGCAGATGGTGATATTAAAGAAGGAGATTATATCGTTGCAGAGGTTTACACAGAGATAAGTGACAGCGATCACACTTCAATATTTAATGACATGTTTGTCAAAGAATATACAACTGCTTTAATTAAACAGCAGTGGGGAGCAAACTTAATTAAGTTTGAAGGCATGCAACTACCAGGGGGAGTCGTTTTAAACGGAAGACAGATATATGATGATGCAACTGCAGAGATTGCAACTCTTAGAGAGAATATAAGACTAGAACATGAATTTCCACCAGACTTTTTCGTAGGATGAGATGGCTACTAATTTTTATTTTAACCAAAAAGTACGATCAGAGCAAAACCTTTATGAAGATATAGTCATTGAGGCACTTAAAGCCTATGGTCAAGACGTATTTTATTTACCTCGAGATTTAGTAAATGAAGACAAGATATTAGGAGATGATCCTGTATCAAGTTTTAACTCGTCTTATCAAATTGAAATGTATATTGAAAATACAGAAGGTTTTGAAGGCGAAGGAGATCTCTTTACAAGGTTTGGTGTAGAGATTAGAGATGAAGCCACCTTCGTAGTATCAAGAAGAAGATGGGCTTCCACTGTACAAAGATACGACAACGAGATCACAACAGTAAGACCAGCTGAAGGCGACTTGATATATTTACCATTAAGTAAAAAGTTTTTTCAAATATCTCACGTAGAGCATGAACAACCATTCTACCAGTTAAGCAACTTACCGGTATTTAAGTTAAGATGTCAGTTATTCGAATACAGTGGCGAACAAATGGATACTGGTCGAGATGTATTAGACAACTTAGAAGGTGCGTATGCGTACAAATATGTCTTATCATTAACTAATTTAACCGGTGATCCATTTAAAGTTGGTGAGGTAATTACTTCTCCAAGTGGCGATACAACAATGAGAGGCGAAGTTGTTAAGTTTTCTGATTCAGACAACAAGCTTCATCTTGTTCATGTTGGTGCAGATGACGGTAAGTACCACACATTTGTTGACAGCGCAACCGTAACAGGATTAACAACTAATGGTCAAGGTGTCATATCTCTTATAGTAGAAGAAAATCAATTATCTCAAAATGAACAAAATACAGATTTTTCAACAGGTACAGACTTCATTGATTTCAGCGAGTCTAATCCATTCGGCGATGTGAGTAATAACTAATGTTTGGCGGTCACTTCTATCATGCAAAAACTAAAAAAGCTGTAGCATTATTTGGCAGGCTTTTTAATAACATATACGTTATTCGCAAAAATTCTTCAGGTGCTGTTATCAGTCAACTCAAAGTTCCGTTATCTTATGCACCAAAACAAAAATATTTAGAAAGAGTTAGAGAGAATCCAAATCTTTCTGAGGATCAACAGGTTGCAATCAAGTTACCAAGAATGTCATTTGAGATTACTTCAATCGCTTATGACGCTCAAAGACAGTTAACAAAAGTAGGCAACTTTACTACAAATTCTTCGACTGGTGAGAATACTAAAAGACAAAAGTTTTTTACACCAGTTCCTTATTCAATAAATTTTCAGTTAAATGCGTATGCTAAGTCACAAGACGATGCTCTGCAGATTGTTGAACAAATACTTCCAACGTTCAACCCACAATACGCTTTAACTATAAAACCATTTGCTAATGAATATCCGACTTTTAAAGAAGACATACAGGTTATAATACAAGGTGTTTCTTTTTCGGACGATTTCGAAGGAGCGATGGAACAAAGACGCACAATTATATACAGCATGGACTTTGAGATGAAGATAAGTTATCATGGTCCGATTGCTGATAAGAGTATCATTCGTCAGGCTGATGCAAAAGTTTTCAATATGGATGCTGGACTGAATGACTCTGACATAGGATTAGAGACAATAAGAGTTACTCCTAATCCTACCGATATTATAGGTCTGGACGATAGTACGTTTGGATTCTCAACAACAATCTTAGATAGCGCGAGTTAAATATGTATGAGTATAGATGTAAAGTGGTAAAAGTAATTGACGGTGATACTGTTGATGTAGATATTGATTTAGGGTTTGGTGTATGGTTACATAAAGAACGTGTAAGAATGTTTGGTATCGACACTCCAGAATCAAGAACTAGAGACTTAGAAGAAAAAAAATACGGATTGGCTGCAAAGAAATTTTTAACAGGTATGTTAGATGACGAAGGTGGCATAATACTGAAGACACATAAAGATCAAACCGGTAAGTTTGGTAGAATACTTGGTGAATTATGGAGAACAACCAATTACGCAGATCAGTCTATAAATAATTATATGATTGACAAACACCATGCAGTAATGTATTTAGGTCAATCTAAAGAAGATATTCAGGAACAACATATTAAAAATCGAGAGTTTGTTACATTAGATGAGTGATAAAAAAGAAATGGAAAAGTTTTTTCCGCCTGAAGAAAAAAATATTGATAATGATTATAAGTATTCTCGCGATACTTATTATGAGTTAGTTGAAAAAGGAAAACAGAGTTTAGAACTTATGATTGAGGTTGCAAGAGAAAGTGAGCATCCTCGAGCTTTTGAAGTTTTATCTGGAATGATTAAAAATATTTCAGACGTAAACGATAGATTAATGGACTTAAACAAGAAAAAGAAAGACATTGACAAGAAAGACGAAGTTAAAAAGATTGCAAATACAACAAATAATCTTTTCGTTGGTTCCACTACTGAGCTACAAAAGCTTCTTAAGAATGAATCGGAAATAGTAAATGTCACTCCAAAACCAGAATGAAAACTATCTAGGTAATCCTAACATTAAAAAAGACGGTATTGTTTCTAACTTTACTGAGGAACAAGTTATCGAATACGCAAAGTGCATGAAAGATCCTGTGTACTTTATACAAAAATATGCCAAGATTATTTCATTAGATAAGGGTTTAGTGCCTTTTGAATTATACCCTTATCAAAAAAAGATGTTCAAGCAATTTGAGGAGAATAGATTTAATGTCGTACTTGCGTGCAGGCAATCAGGTAAATCAATATCGGCGTGTGGATACTTATTATGGTTTGCACTCTTTCAATCAGAAAAATCAATTGCAGTTCTTGCGAACAAAGGTGCCACTGCAAGAGAAATGTTGGCGAGAATTACTATCATGCTCGAGAACATTCCTTTCTTTCTTCAGCCGGGCGTTAAGGCTCTCAACAAGTCTAATATTGACTTTAGTAATAATAGTAGGATTATCGCTGCTGCTACGACTGGCTCTTCAATTCGTGGACTTTCTATTAATTTACTTTATTTAGATGAGTTTGCGTTCGTTGAAAGAGCAGCAGAGTTTTACACTTCAACATACCCTGTTGTATCATCTGGCGGAGATACTAAAATTATAGTAACATCTACAGCAAATGGTATAGGTAATACTTTTCACAAGATATGGGAAGGGTCCATACAAGGAGTCAATGAATATAAAAACTTTAGAGTCGATTGGCATGACGTGCCAGGAAGAGATGAAAAATGGAAAGAAGAAACTATAAACAACACTTCGCAAGTACAATTTGATCAAGAATTTGGTAACACTTTTTTTGGTACTGGTAATACTTTAATAAATGCTCAAACACTTTTAGATTTAAGAGCAAAGCCGCCGATAAAATATATGGAAGGTGGAGATTGTTTAATTTATAAAGAGCCAGTTAAAGGACATGAATATATTTTAGTTGCTGATGTTTCAAAGGGAAGAGGACAGGACTATTCATCTTTTTCGTTAGTCGATATTAACGTTTGTCCTTTTGAGCAGGTTGTTGTGTATCGCAATAATACTATCTCTCCATTACTCTTCCCTAATATTATATATAAGTATGCAAACGTCTACAACAAAGCTTATTGTATAGTTGAATCCAACGATCAAGGTTCAGTTGTATGTAATGGATTATATTATGATTTAGAATATGAAAACGTACATGTTGAATCTGCAGTTAAAGCAAATGCTGTAGGTGTAGATATTAATAGAAAATCTAAAAGACTTGGTTGTAGCGCCTTAAAAGACTTATTAGAAAACAATAAACTTAAAGTAGTTGACGAACAAACAATATTAGAAATATCAACGTTTGAAGCTCGTGGGCAAACATATCAGGCTGCTGTAGGAAATCATGATGATTTAGTTATGAACTTAGTATTGTTTGGTTATTTTGTTTCATCTACATACTTTTCTAATTTAACAGACATTAATATTAAAGATATGATATTCAAGCAAAAATTAAAAGAAATAGAAGAAGACATTGTACCTTTTGGTTTTATAGACGACGGACATGAACAAGCAAAAAGAATAGAACCAACCGAAGAGCATCCATGGGCCATAGAATACGATAGAAATCTATAATATTATAAATAATGGTAATAAGTGAATATTCGTATAATGTTAATCGCATAATAAAAAGGAAATTAAGATGGCACTCTCTACACCCTCCGAATCACCCGCGGTTGTCGTTAAAGAAGTAGACCTGACTGGTGGCGTGCCTAATGTCCAGTCAACTACAGGCGCAATCGTAATAAATTCAAGGTGGGGAACTGTTGAGGAAAGAGTTAAGATTAGTTCAGAAGCAGAACTAGTTGATGTATTCGGCTCACCAGATTCTGCCACCACATTTTCGTTTCATGAAGCAAACATGTTTCTGAAGTATTCCAATTCACTTCAGACTGTAAGAGTTATTGATAGCACAGCTAAAAACGCAGTATCGACCACTGGTCAAACTGCATCAGCTACACCTCCTGCAGAAGTTGTTAAAAATGAAGCGAGCTTTAAAAATCAAAGATCTGCATTAGATTCAGATAGTCATACATTTGTGGCTAAGTATCCAGGATCTCTTGGAAACAGTTTAGAAGTTTCACTGTGTCCTTATTCAGCAAATGATTCAGCATTCGACGCATGGTCATATAAAGCTGAATTTGACGCTGCACCTGGAACATCTTCTTTCGCTACAAAAAATAATGCTAGCAATGACGAAGTTCATGCCGTAATTGTCGATAAAGGCGGTCAGTTTACAGGTACTCAAGGCACAATACTTGAAAGATATGCTTTTACTTCTTTTGGCTCAAATGCTAAAAATGATGATGGAACAACAAATTATATAAAAGACATATTAAATGAAAAGTCAAAATATGTTTGGTTAGTTGGTTTTGATTCAGACTTTGCAGGAGCTGGAGCAGGCACTGCACTCGATAGCGGAGATGATTTCGCTAAAACAACTGGTACTACAAACACAGACGTTGATTATATTTTTACTCAAGGTCTCAATGTTGATTCACTTACAACTGGTAATATGTTAACCGGTTATGATCTTTTTGAAGATAAAGATCAAGTTGAAATTGACTTTTTAATAGCACCAGATTTTACATCTAGAACCGAACAAACAACTGTTGTTAATGACTTAGTTACTACTGCTGGTACAACAAGAAAAGACTGTATCGTTGTTACTTCACCAGCAAGAACTGATGTCGTAAGCGTTAATAACGCAGCAACGGTAACTACAAACATAGTAGCCACTGCAAACACATTTACTAAATCTTCATATTTAGTAATGGATGCAAACTACCTTAAGGTGTACGATAAGTTTAACGATCAATTTATCGAAATACCTGCAGCCTCATCTACTGCTGGAATAATGGCAGCCACTGATCTCAATAGAGCACCGTGGTTTTCACCCGCAGGATCAAGAAGAGGTCAGTATCTAGGAATCACTTCAACATCGTGGTCACCAACAAAAGCTCAAAGAGACACTCTCTATAAAGCTGGTGCAAATCCGATAGCAAATATTCCAGGTGCTGGTGTAATACTATTTGGCGATAAAACAAAACTCTCAAGACCTTCTGCATTTGATAGAATCAATGTAAGAAGATTGTTTTTAGTTCTTGAAAGAGCAATCTCAAGAGCAGCAGAACAAGTACTCTTTGAATTCAATGATGAGTTTACAAGAGCAGAGTTTGTTAATATCGTCGAGCCAGTATTACGCGAAGTGAAAGGTAGACGTGGTATTACAGATTTCAGAGTCGTAGCAGATGCAACTAACAACACAGCTGCAGTAATCGATAGAAATGAATTTATCGCAAGTATCTTCATTAAGCCGGCTAGATCCATTAACTACGTCACACTTAACTTTGTGGCAGTAAGAACTGGCGTCGACTTTGAAGAAGTCGTTGGTACAGTTTAGGAGGTAGAAAATGGCAGTATTAGGCGTAGATGATTTTAAATCAAAGCTTAGAGGCGGTGGGGCTCGTCCTAACCTCTTCAAGGCTACCATTAACTTTCCAGGTTACGCGAACGGCGATCCTGAACTGACTTCATTCTTATGTGAAGCAGCTCAGTTACCTGGTTCAACACTCGGTCAAATTATTGTACCATTTCGTGGTAGACAATTAAAAATGGCTGGTGACAGAACATTCGATGTTTGGACTGTTACAATAATAAACGATACAGATTTTGCTATCAGAAATCCAATGGAAAGATGGATGAACGGTATGAACGCACACAGCGCAAATACTGGTCTTACAACTCCAGTGGCTTATGAGGCAGATCTTATAGTCGAACAGCTTGATAGATCAGGTGATGCACTTAAGAAGTACACGTTCAGAGGATCATACCCTCAGGATATGTCACCGATTGATCTGAATTATGCTACTAACGATGAGATTGAAAGATTTACAGTAACTTTCGCTTATCAGTACTATGAGACAGACACTACAAGTTAAGTAATAAATAGTAGGAGGGTTACGGCCCTCCTAACTATAAAGGAATTCAAATGGCAGAAAATACATTTAAATTATTCGGTTTTGAAATTACAAGGACAAAAGATAAGAAAGCACTCGCTTCTCCTGTTCCGCCAAGAGACGACGATGGTGCCGGCTATGTCACTTCGACATCAGCTGGTTCTCATTATGGTCATTATATTAATATGGAAGGTGATGATTCCAAAGATAACGCGCAGCTTATCTTAAAATACAGAGGGAGCGCGATGCACCCTGAAGCTGATGCAGCTATTGAAGATATTGTAAATGAAGCGATCACAGCAAGTGAATTAAAACCTTCAGTATCGTTGAACCTAGATAACGTTCCGGTTAGCGATTCAATTAAAAAGCAAATGACTGAAGAATTTGAAAATATTTTTAACATGTTAAACTTTAAAGAACTCGGTCATGATATTTTTAGAAGATGGTATATCGACGGAAGATTATATCATCATCTAGTTGTAGATGAAAGTAACTTATCGGCTGGTATTCAAGAGATAAGATACGTTGATGCAGCTAAGATGAGAAAAGTAAAACAAGTTAAGAGCAAGAAAGATCCAGCTACTGGTGCAAAACTGGTTGAAAAGGTTGATGAGTTTTATATATTCCAAGAAAAACCTGGTTCACAGAATGCTGGAATAAAAATGACTCTAGACTCTGTCAACTATATCACTTCAGGTTTATTAGATGAAACAAGAAAAAAAATAGTTTCTTATCTACATAAAGCTCTTAAGCCAATTACACAGTTACGAATGATGGAAGATTCATTAGTAATCTATAGATTAGCAAGAGCACCTGAAAGAAGAATGTTTTATATTGATGTTGGTAACTTACCAAGAGGTAAAGCCGAACAATATATGAAAGACATTATGGCGAAGTATAGAAACAAATTAGTTTACGATGCCAAGACTGGTGAGATAAGAGACGATAGAAAACATATGTCTATGCTAGAAGATTTTTGGTTACCGCGTAGAGAGGGTGGACGAGGTACTGAAATATCTACATTACCAGGTGGAGAGAACTTAGGTCAAATAGAGGATATTATATATTTTCAAAAAAGATTATATAGATCTTTAAATGTGCCTATGAATAGATTAGAACAAGAACAGCAGTTTTCATTAGGAAGAGCAACTGAGATAAGTAGAGACGAGCTTAAGTTTCAAAAGTTTATCGATAGATTAAGAAATAGATTCTCAAATTTATTTTACGACATCTTAAAGAAACAACTTATAATGAAAAATATTATTACTGAAGATGATTGGAACAGTTGGAAAAATAAAGTAACTGTAGATTATTTAAGAGACAATCATTTTGCAGAATTAAAAGAAGCAGAATTGCTAAGAGAAAAAATACAGAGTTTAGATCAAGTGTCTCAGTACGTAGGAGAATACTTTTCTAAGCAATGGGTACAAAAGAATATTCTTTTAATGGATAATGAAACCATTGAAAATATGGAAAAAGAAATTGCTGCCGGACAGGCGCAAGAACCAGAAGACGACCAAGGAGTAGTATAATGGATAATGTCGAAAAAGTGGAAAATGCAGAACAAGAAGATACAAATCCGATTCAGGATTTAATTAAAGCTTCTTTAAATAATGACTATAATAATGCAAATAAGATATTTGGTGAAGTAATGACAGTTAAAATGTCAGACCTACTTGATCAAGAAAAGGTTAAACTAGCAGATCAAATCTATAATGGCGTACCTGCGGAAGAAGAAGAGGAAACCGAAATAGATGATGAAGATAATATGGAAGAACCTGAAAATGAAGAAGACGAAGAAGAATATGAAGAAGAGTCTGAAGAAAAAGCTGAGTCTGAAGAAGTAGAAGAAGAAGAACCTGAAATCGAAGGGGTTGCGGTGTAAAAGTTAACATGTATAAATATAATTAACATGAGAACTTTTTCGCAGATAAGAGAACTAGCAGGCCGCAAGCCAATCGGTAAAGTCGTATTCGATAAAAAGATTAATCGAATACCGGTAAAAATTCATAATGAGAGAAATAAATTCGTTGCTTATATTGACGGCGATAGATTGGATGCTTATAACTCTCAGCGTGAAGCCGAAAAGGCTGTAAAAGAATTTATGAAACAATATAAAGGGATAAATTAATGGCAGGAATAGTTAGATTGCTGAGCGCTACTGAAAGTGCAAACGGAGCTTCTAATGCAACAACAGTAAGCAATGCTGAAAACATATATGTTAGTAACAAAACTGGTAATGCTATAATTACAGTCGTTAGTTCTAAATATGGCACAACTAGTTTGCATATGCACGCTGATCATGATTTAATAATTCAAAAAGAAAAAGCTGATACAGTGTATTCAAACAGCGCTAATACACATTTTACAAAAATAGCGCACGCAAGAGGTTAATATGAAATTAATATCAGAATTCGTAGAAAACGATATTGAATTCTTAATTACCGAAGATAAGAAAACTGGTAAAAAGAATTATGGTATTCAAGGAATCTTTGCACAAGCAGAGACTAAGAATCGAAACGGTCGTATATATCCAATGCCAGTAATGGAAAAAGCACTTGGCAAGTACAATGCAGATCAAGTGACAAAAGGAAGAGCAGTTGGAGAACTGAATCACCCTGAAGGTCCGACCGTTAATTTAGATAAAGTTTCTCACAAGATTAATGAACTCAAATTTGAGGGAAATAATATTGTGGGCAAAGCATCGATACTGAACACCCCTATGGGAGAAGTTGTTAAAGGCTTACTCGATGGCGGAGTTACTTTCGGTGTATCGACTCGTGGTATGGGAAGTTTGAGCCAGCGTAATAACGCAATGGTCGTCAATGACGATTATATTCTTAACGCGGTAGACATCGTGCAAGATCCATCCGCACCTAGCGCTTTCGTTAATGGGATAATGGAAGGTGTTGAATGGGTTTGGAATAACGGTATTATAGAAGCACAAACAATTGAAAGAATGGAGACTGAA